ACGTCGGTGGCGCCCGACAGGTCCGGCAGGGCGGTCAGGCCCGGGTTGTTCTCGATCCAGACGTCGGTGGCGCCCGACAGGTCCGGCAGGGCGGTCAGGCCCGGGTTGTTCACGATCCTGACGTCGGTCGCGGCGGGCAGGTCGGGCAGCGACGTCAGCCCGGGGTTGTTCTCGACCCTGACGCGAGTAACCTTGCCCAGATCCATCTTCAGGAAGGCGGCGAGAGTGACCAGCTTTCCGTTGGCTTGGATTGTCATTTTTATCTCCTCAATTTGGTGGTGAAAGGGGCAAATATCTCAACGACGCGCGCGCACTTCGCCGCGTCGAAAAACTCAATGTCGCACCGCTCGCTGGCAGGCAATTGCATCTGCTCGCGGAGCCATTTGTAGGCGTGCCCCTGCGCGCGGAAATAGCCGATGTTGTCCCGCCTGGCAGCCGCGCGGACCAGCCAGTCGAAATGCTGGTGCGCCGCCTCGCGAGCGGCCCGCAGATCGGCATCGGCCATCGTGCCCAGCGGACGCTCGGTCTTCGCCTGCGCACCGATCCAGGCCGCGTCACCGGCGCAGTACCAGAACTTCTTGTCCGCAAGATCCTGGTCTCGCCGATCGCCATAGATCACCGAGCCGGCGACCAGCACGGCATCACCGCCGCAATACGGGCAGATCGGGGGCGAGACGGGCTTGACCATTCAGCGCCGGGCCTCAGGTCGCTTTTTCGTGCACCAATTGCACTCCGCGACGTAGCAGTGATCCCGGCCAGCGCACGCCTTGGGGAAATTGCATTCGACATAGGGAGGCCGTTGCGCCTCTGGAGTCGAGTTGTAGAGTTCCAGCTTCCGTGCATATCGCTCGCGCGCCAATATCCATGCTTTAGGCTCATCCCATTCCGGCTTGAGCGGCTGCAGGCGGATGCCGTTTCCTTCATCCACCGCCGCGAGCCGCAGATGTGCAGCGAACCGCGCGAAGATCGGAATGAAAACCTCCTGCCGAAGGAACAAGCCGCCCGTGCCGACGTGCTGATGCCAGGGCCTAATCCAACGCGGGCGCGTCAAGGAACGCAGATAATAGTCGTCCTTGGTGTTGATATAGGCCAGCTCAACGAAACCGGCGGGGCATGGCCCATGCCAAGGGCCGCGCATGGTTGCCTCGGCTCCATCGGACATCAGAATGTCGATATGGGCACCGGCGAAACCATCCTCTTGCCTTGTGCAAAGGCGCTCGACGTCGCGCCACTCACCGGGCTCGATTCCCCAATTGTCCCCCTGATCTGGATACTGCTTCATCTGGCCTTCGGGGGTGAAAAATCGCTTCACCGTATCCATCACGAGCGGGCTGCTCTGATAATAAGCCTCGGCCCGGCCATCGTCCGACACCGCGAGGAATAGGCTCTTGTCTCGCGTGAACCGCTTGTTCTCCCATTTGCGTAGGTTCGTGTTCGTTTTCAGCGTGAACCGAGGAATGTTGCCGAAGCCGTCACCCCACCATATATGCAGGCCGGTCGCCCACGTGGGAATTTCCTGACGGCCGATCGGCAGATCGATCACGCTCCACGACGGATCGCCTTTGTATCCGATGCGGATCGAATGCGACTGCTCATCAGAACAAAACAATGGATGGTCTCCCGGTTGGCTTGGTGACGGGACCGTCGCACATAACGTATTTTGTGTAAAGACCTGTATTGCGCTGCCGACATTTTTCTGTTTATCGTTGCCGGCATGAGCGACCAAGCACTCTTCACGAAAGCACTTCACCACGTCGGCGGCCAGATCCAGGCACTCGCAAATGCCTGCGGCGTTACCAGGCCGACGATCTATCTCTGGCAGTCGAAAGTGAATGCCGATCCGCCAGAGGTGCTGACGTTGCACGCGAAACTGAAACTCCGGAAAGCCGCCGGACTGGGGGACGAAGATGGCTGACAAGGTAAGCGCCTGGCAGGCAGCGGATGGTTCGATCTTTCTGGTCGAGCAGGACGCCAAGGACCGCGATTTCGAGATCGCCTTGCGAGCTTGGGCACAGGACTATTTTAATACGCCCGGCGACGAAGCGCTTTCCGCGCAGCAAGAAAATTTCATTGCGGCGATGATCGCTGAACGGTCGAAGCTGCTGGCGATCTTCAAGCTGCTGAACGGCGGCAATCCTATCGTGGCACCGGCCCGGAGCGAGGAACCCCAATGACCGACGCCCGGACCGACGACGAGATCACCTTGAGGGTCGGCCAGCTGGCGCTCGATCACTTCGGTATGGCAGATCGCCCCGTCGCGTCGACGAGCATCGAGTCCCTCGACCTGGACAGCCTCGACTACATCGAGTGGATCCTGCTGGTCGAGGAGGCGTTCCGGATCGAACTGCCGGACGATGCGGCTATGAAGTTCACCACCGTCGGCGACATCGCCGATTTCGTGCGGCACGCCCGCAAATAACACAGTAGAGAAAACGATGACGGAAAGTGCTGCCGAGGGCGCGCGGCGGGAGAATTTCGGCGCCAAGGACTTTCTAGCGGCGGAAGCCGAGCTCAACGACCTGCTGAACAAGGTCGAGTCGGCGAAGGGCCGGTACAAGGCCGCCCGCAAGCGTTGGAAGTCGGACGGCCTCAACCTCGCCATGTACGACGCCGTGCAGACGCTCAAGAAGCAGGACGAGGCGGACGTTGCCGACAACGAGCGCGATCGGCTGAAGTACGCCAAGTGGGCGAACCTCGACCTCGGCTTCCAATCGACGTTCGAATTCACGCCGCTGACGCCAAAGGAACAAGAACAGCGAGACATGAACGACGCGACGCAGTTGGGCTATCTCGCCGGCCGCCGCGGCGACGAGCGCAAGTCCAACCCGTTCCAGGCTGGCACCGTGGCCTACGCCGCCTTCGACACCGGCTGGATCAACGGCGAGAAAGAGCACTTCGACGACGCCAAGAAGGAACCTCGCCAGCCCGCGAAGGGCGCCGGGCCGGAAGTGTCGGGCGGCGCGAAGAAGCGGAAGGCGGCGAAAGAACAGAACCCCGAGCCGGTAGGCGGCAACGCCGAGCCGGGCGCAGCAGCGGGCGCGGAGCCGCTGCGGGAAGGTGGCTCTCTCGTCGAAGCCACAGAGGCTAGCCAAGGCGAAGGCGTCCGCACATCAGAGCAGGCGGGTAGCGCTCAACCAGAGGACGATGCCGAAGCCGGTGGGAGCCCGGCACCTGAAGCCGAAATTCCGATCAGCGGCGCTCCGGTCCAAGACGAAGACCCGCTGGAAATCCCGGCGTTTCTCAAGCGGTCATAGAATTTGCCGGGTGCCGTGACGGGCGGCATTAAACGGGTGAGCGGCCAGCCAAAGGGGTCACAGAAGTGATGAGTATGGCACCAACAAGCTACCCGGCACCGTAATTCTGGGCGGGGTCGTGGGCGATCTGCAGCGGAATCAAATGCGGAGAGAGCCCTCAGTGAACGCCAACTTAAAGGCGTGACCAGTTCGGCAGAGTAGCGAACAGGCCGGCCACCGCTTCCATCAACGGGTCCTCACCTTGGCGAGCGTTGGCCGGTTCCTTAACGGAGAAATGGGATGTCTGAGATCACCTATCGGATCTGGTTCACGCCCGCCGTCAATGGCGCACCGCAGGCTCTTCCCGCGCCCGACTATGAGTTTCACGAGCGCGCCGCCGCGGAGACGGTTGCCGACCACCTCGGCACGGTGAACAACCCTTGCTGGAACGGCGTCTATAGCGTCGTCGAGCAGATTGGCGGGAGGCCGCGGGCGTGAGGGTCGTCGAGCAAATCGATCTCGCCACGCGCGCGATGTACACGATGGACGATGGGCAGGTTTTCTTCGTTGATCGGCGCGGTTGGATTTTCCATTCTGATGGTCATCCGGCATCGCATCCGCTTGTCGAGGAATTCATTGTGGCGGTCGTCGCATGGGAAAGCTGATGTCCGTGTATGCCAGCCGCACCGGCACCAAGCGCAATCTCGCGGCGATTGCCGAAGCGGGGTGGGGATTGCTGGTCTCTCGTGCTGGAGAATGGCGGACCGAGGGCTTTGTCGATTGGGTTGCCGACAATGGCGCCTGGGCGGACTTCCAAGCCGGGCAGCCGTTTGACGAGGATATGTTCGAAGAATTCCTGCAATGGATTGAAAGCCAATCGATTGCGCCGCGCTGGCTTGTGCTCCCCGATATAGTCGCCGGCGGCCTCGAATCCCTTTCACTGTCGCTCCGCTTTCGGAATCGCTGTCTTTCTGTAGCACCGCTCGTACTGATCGCAGTCCAGGATGGCATGGAACACGATCATCTTGCTCCGCACGTAGGGCCGTCAGTCGGCATATTCTTGGGCGGATCGACCGGCTGGAAGCTCAAGCAGATGCGGTATTGGGGCGAATTCTGCGCTGACCGCAATATTCACTATCACGTTGCGAGAGTTAACACGGCGCGGCGGATGTTTCTTGCCTCTGCGGCAAATGCCGATGGCGTAGATGGGTCTAGCGGCTCTCGCTTTGCCGTAACCATCAGAAAGCTGGACTTAGCAAGGCGTCAACCCGATCTCTTCGCGCCGAGGGTCACATGACCCCGCGCGCCGGCGCCCTCTGCCTTGATCTGGGCAGCGACTGTGGTTGGGCCAGGGAGCGCCCCGGCCTTCCGCCGCGCCTCGGCACGTGGAATCTCCGCGCTCCATCGAAGCATCCGGGCGCGATGCTCTGCAACCTCACGGACTTCCTGTGGGATCATTGCAGCGATGACCCGCCCGAGAAGATCGTCTACGAAGCGCCGTTCATGATGATCCCCAAGCAGGGCGACAAGGCGATGGGAAATGCCGCGACGCTGGAGCACCTCCTGTGCCTCACAGCGCCGGTGAAGATGATGGGCTGCCGTCTCTCGATCCCGGTCTATCTGATCGCGGTCAGCAGCGCGCGCAAAGGGTTCTGCGGCAACGGGCGCGCGACGAAGGAAGAGGTCTATGAAGAAGCCGTACGACGCGGATGGAACCCGGCCAACATGCACGAGTCGGACGCCGGAGCTTTGAGCGATCAGTACCAGCAGCTTTTCCATCCCGAAGAGTGGGCGCGGTGCAATCCGGGACTCGCGGCGGCGCGGGCGTATAGGAGGCGATGATGACCGACGGCCGCAAACCCCAAAGCAAGACGGACAACAGAGGACCGGTGATGGATTACGACGAGTTTCTGGATAGGAAGACGCAGATCGGCACGCAGGACGGGTTTGATCCGGTGTTCGAGCCGGAGTTCCTGTTCGATTTCCAGCACGCGCTGGTCGAGTGGGCGGTGCTCAAGGGACGCTCGGCCATATTCGCCGACTGCGGCATGGGCAAGACCGCGATGCAGTTGGCTTGGGCAGAAAATATCGTTCGAAAGACGAACCGGTCGGCGTTGATCCTCACTCCGCTCGCTGTCGCTCATCAGACCGCCCGCGAGGCCGCGAAGTTCGATATCGAGGCGCACGTCTCGACCGACGGGACCGTTCGACCCGGCATCAACATCGCCAACTACGAGAAGCTCCACTATTTCGACGCCAACGACTTCGCCGGCACGGTGTGCGATGAGAGCTCAATCCTCAAATCGTTCGACGGGACAAGACGACAACAGATCACCGAATTCATGCGCAAGATGCGATATCGGCTGCTCTGCACCGCTACGCCGTCGCCGAACGAATATATCGAGCTCGGCACGTCGAGCGAGGCGCTCGGCTATCTCGGCTACATGGACATGCTGACGAGGTTCTTCAAAAACGACCAGGGCAATTCGATCAAGCCGAATGTCTTCCGTGACAAGGGCCGCAACCACGCCAAACTCGACGACAACGCGAAATGGCGGTTCAAGGGGCACGCCGAGGGTCCGTTCTGGCAGTGGGTGTGCTCGTGGGCGAGGGCCATGCGCAAGCCGTCCGACCTTGGGTTCAGTGACGGTGATTTCGTTCTGCCCCCTCTGGTCGAACAGCAGCACCTTGTTCATGCCACCTCGCGGCCTGACGGCATGCTGTTCGCGCTTCCCGCCTACGGGTTGCAGGAGCAGCGCGAGGAGCGGCGCCGGACTATCGACGAGAGGTGCGAGGCGGCGGCCGGACTGGTCAACCGCACGGGCGCGCCGGCGATTGTCTGGTGCCATCTCAACGACGAGGGCAACTCGCTCGAGAGGCTGATACCGGACGCCGTGCAGGTCAGCGGAACCGATTGCGACGACGCGAAGGAAGAGAAGTTCACCGCCTTCGTCGACGGCAAGGCGCGTGTCCTGATCACCAAGGACAAGATCGGCGCCTGGGGCCTCAACTTTCAGCACTGCGCGCACTCGGTATCGTTCCCGACGCACTCATTCGAAGGCTACTACCAATCGGTGCGCCGATGCTGGCGGTTCGGCCAGACGAGGCAGGTCGTGTCCGACATCGTGACGACCGAGGGCGAGAAAGACATCCTCGCCAACCTGCAGCGCAAATCTGCCGCCGCGGACAAAATGTTCACCGCCCTGATCGGCTACATGAACGACGCGATCGCCGTTGATCGCAGCACGAAATTCACTAAGAAAGAGGAACTGCCAGCATGGCTGTGAAGAAGGGCTACAAGCAGTCTCCAGAGCATATCCGCAAGCGCATCAGAACCCCCGCGCAAAATTGGATGAAATCTCTGTCGCTGAAATCCGCTCTATCAGGGCTGCGACCGGAGAATATTACGCAAAAATTGGCGCTAAGTACGGGGTTTCTGCGCAGCAAGTGTTCAGAATAGTCAATCTAAAATCCTGGAGTTAAACATGCCGGTAATCGACCAAGTTATTACTGAGAGATATGCTATATATAATTCTGATTGTATCGACATAATGAAGTCCCTGCCCGACGAAAAGATACACCTGTCGGTCTATTCCCCTCCGTTTGGAGGTCTATTCCAATATTCCAGCAGCGAGCGCGATCTATCGAACGCCGACAGCTACGAGCAGTTTTTCGAGCACTACGCCTTCGTGGTGCGCGAACTCGCCCGACTGACGGTGCCCGGTCGGATGACGGCGGTGCATTGCATGGATGTCCCAAGCGGCAACACCGGAACCGATTTCCTCATCGACTTTCCCGGCGACATTATCCGACTGCACCAGCGCGAGGGATGGAATTTCATAGCTCGGTATGCCGTCTGGAAAGAACCGCTGGCCGTGCGTAATCGCACCATGGCGAAGAACCTGGCGCATCGATCGCTAGTCGAGGACAGTTCTCGATGCAGTGTCGCCTCGGCCGATTACCTCTTGGTGTTCCGTCGTGCCGGCGAGAACAAAATCCCGATCACCCATCCGACCGGGCTGATGGATTATGCCGGATCGCGACTCCCACCGACCGACGTTCTGAAGTTCCGCGGCTGGACGGGCAATCAGATCGAGAACAAGTTCTCGCATTGGATCTGGCGCCAGTACGCGTCGGCCTTCTGGGATGACGTCCGCATTGAGCGCGTGCTGCCGTTCAAGCAGGCTCGAGACGAACAGGACGAAAAGCACGTCCACCCGCTGCAACTCGACGTGATCGAGCGGGTGGTCACACTGTGGAGCAATCCGGGCGAAACCGTGCTTACGCCGTTCATGGGCGTGGGCAGCGAGGTCTTCGGCGCGGTCTCGCTCGGCCGGCGCGGCATCGGCGTCGAACTGAAGCCGACCTATTACCGTCAGTCCGTCAAGAACATGGCTCGCGTCGGTACGCCGGTCGAATACTCCACGCGCGACATGTTCGACGAGGCAATGGCATGACCAAGGGCGAATTCATCGAAAAGCTGATCGCCGACCTGATGCGATCTCATCCGCTGAAGACGGCGGCTCAGCGTCGGCGGCTGGCCGAGGAGATCTGGCGGCAATACATGCTGCACGGGTTCGGTCCGTAATTTCTTGACCGATCCACTTAATAGGGAATAGCTTTTCAACCGTCCGCCCCGGCCAGGGCACATGGACACGGGTGGGGTAGTCGCCGGAGTCGTTCCCGGTCGGCAGCTCCACCCACCCCTGCCGCATTCTTGCGGCGCGAACGACAGGAGAAAACGCCATGAGTGCGCCAGGACCACAATCCACCGAGCACCTTTCCAGTCTCCGCGCTGCCCTGACAGCCGACGACCTGTTCATCCCCTCCGCCCTTCCCCGTGACAGCGGCGAGCGCGCGACCGTGGAAATCCTCGCGTCGATTGAGCGGGCTGTCGAGCGGGTGTCATCATGACCCGGACCACCGATACACCCCATAGGGGACATACAGAACTACCGTGGCGCGTGACTGAAACTTGGTCGCCGCCGGTCGGCAACTATTCGCCAGGGCCGAATGAAGAGGTTCGCGACGGAAAGATTTTCTGGGGCTACTCGATTTCTGGCAGCGACGAGCGCGGTGCTCATATCCTGCCAACCCTTGGCGCGATCCACAACTTTCCAGATCAAATCCACGCCAACGCCGCCTTCATTGTCCAGGCCGTCAACTCCCACTATGGGCTGATAGAGGCGCTGGAGAAGGCGCGCGACACTTTCCGCCACTACGGAGACCTGCACGCCGCCAAGCCCGACGAGGTGAAGGCAAAGCGCAACTACGACCTCGCCGACGAAATGGATGCAGCACTTAAGGCAGCGAGAGGGGAGAAGTCGTGAGCGAGCGCCCCTTCTCGCCCGCGAGCGATCCGCCCGAGCCCACGCACTGCCACCTCTGCGGCGACAAATTCTCAGCGCTCGCACCGCGCCACAAGCACCATCGCGACTGCTGCACGCACTGCATCCGTGAAAAGCTGCTAAGCATCCAAGGCATCGATATGACGGACCGTCGGCCGTGGATCGATCAGCTTTACGCTGCTTGGCTGGCTCAGGACGACCAGCCGTTCGATGTTCCGGAGCGGTCCGAATGAGCGGCTGGTATCGCATGTACGACGACGAGTTGGACGATCCGCGCATACAGCGTCTGCCGGCCGAAGACTTCAAATTCCGGATGAACTGCCTGCACCTCGCGAACCGCCACGGCGGGTTTTTGCCCTCGATCGAAGACATCGCCTTTGCGTTTCGTATGACCGATATCGCTGTCCGATCGACCCTCGATCGCCTGCTTATCGCTGGCCTGATCGAAGTATCGAAAGGTGGGCCGAACGGTAAGCGGATCGCTCCTTTGGACTGGAATAAAAGGCAATACAAATCAGATACTTCAACCGAAAGAGTGCAACGTTTCAGGGAACGACAGGCAACGGCGACTGAAACGCCATTACGCGCGCGTTCAGAATCAGATCAGAATCAGAATCTTAAATCCACGGCTGACGCCGTCGTGGTCGATCTATTTGGCGGTCAGCAGCAGCCCGAACCTGTCCAGGCCGCGATCGAACCCGACCAATCGTACACACCGACCAAGGAATTTTGGGACCTCGGGCCGGCCGTGCTCAAAGCCGTCGGCGTCGAGCAGAAATCCATACGTGGCCTGATGGGCAAGCTGCAGAAGGCCAGGCGCCCGGACGAGTGCTGCCGGATCATCGAGCTGATGTCCGAGCAGCCACCCGCCGATCCGGTGCCGTGGCTGATGTCCTGGTGCAATCCGGCTCGACGCGTGCCGTTTGCCAACGGCCGACCTCCGCCCGATCCAGGCGACGACGGCTCGCCGTTCGGTTCCGGGGAAGTCATGGACAGCTGGTAAAATCATGGGGATGCACGATGAAATTACGAAATTGGGGATCAAGCTGCCATCAACGGCACCGGGGACCTACCACACGACCTGCCCAAAATGCTCGCACACCAGGAAGCACAAAACCGCGCGCTGCCTCACCGTCACCATCGAGCGAGACCGCTTCAAGCATTTTTGCCACCATTGCGGCTGGAAAGGTGTCGTAAGCGATGGCGCTGAGCAGCAAAGCCATCGATTGGGCCAAAGGCCGCGGAATCAGCGAGTCGACTTTGGCGGCGCTCGGCGTCGACAGCGGTACGACCTGGATGGGCGATGAGCGGGGCGAATGCGAGGTAATCGCCTTCCCGTACCGTCGCGGCGCCAAGGTCATCAACTGCAAATACCGGACGATCGAGGGCAAAGACTTCAAGCAGATGAAGGACCCGGAGCTGCGTTTCTGGAACGCGGACGCGGTACTTGCCGGGGAGAAGCGCGAGGTTTTCATCGTCGAGGGGGAGTGTGACGCCCTGGCGATGGTCGAGGCAGGCCTGTCGATCGACGCGGTGCTCAGCGTGCCGAACGGGGCGCCGTCACAGGCCTCCGACGCTCCCGAACAGCAGGACCGCTACCGGTTCGTCGAGACGGCGCTGGGCGAGGGGATGGGGAAGGTCAAGAAGTTCGTGATCGCCGTCGACCAGGACGCGCCCGGCCTCGCTCTGCGGCAGGACCTTGTGCGCCTGCTGGGCCCGGCGCGCTGCTCATTCATCGATTGGCCGTACGGCTGCAAGGACGCGAACGAATTCCTGCTGAAGTTCGGCGCCGAGGACTTGCGATCATATCTCACCGAGGCCGCGCAGGAATGGCCGGTGGAGGGGTTGTACCGTCTATCCGAGCTGCCGGAGCAGGCGCCTTTCGAGACCTGGTTGCCAGGCTTCCGAGAGTGGGAAAACAAGCTACGATTCGCGGCCAGGACTGTGAGCGTTTGCACCGGCTATCCCGGGCACGGAAAGACGTCTCTGATGACCCAAATCTGGTATCAGATCTGCCGCGATTATAACCTGTCGGTGGCGATGGCGAGTTTCGAGACGCGGCCGAAGCCTCACCAGCGAAAGAACATCCGCCAGTTCATGTACGGCAAGCCCCAGGGCGAGCTTTCGGATAATCAGATCGCCGAGGCCGATAAGTGGGCCGACGATCATATGTATTGGATGGTCCACCCGAATCGCAAACCTTCCCTCCGCTGGCTGTTGGACACCGCGGAGGTTGCCATAATCCGGCATAGGGTACGCTCCGTTTCGATCGATCCCTGGAATCGCCTCGAGGGTGATCGGCCGCAGGGGATGTCCGAGACCGATTACATCGGCCAGTGCCTGGACGAGTGCATCGACTTCGCCAACGACATGAACGTCCACGTCCAGATCCTCGCGCACCCCGCTAAGACCGACCCCAACCACCGAAAGAGCCCGCCGCAGCTCTACGACATCGCCGGCAGCTCGCACTGGAATAACAAGGTCGATCTTGGCCTGTGCGTCCATCGGCCGGCGACATTCGAAGGCGGCCAGCGCAAGACCGAGGCCAATCTGTACGTGCTCAAGACGCGCTTTGAGGAGCTCGGTTATCCGTGCAAGTTGGCGCTGGATTATAGGCTGGATCAGCGGCGGTACGTCTCGACCGATTATCAGGTGGGGGCGGTGCCGTGATCTACGGCAGCGTGTGCAGCGGGATAGAAGCCGCGACGGCCGCTTGGCATCCCCATGCTTATCCGGTTCCCACCCATAGCCACAACGCCTAGGAGATAGACATGGGAACGCATCTTATTGATGGCGAGTTTCAGTCGGACAAGTACCCGACAACCCCGCGCGGCAAGGTTCCGCTGAGCACCAAGGACCCGACCGCTCAAGACCTGCTTTGGCAATACGCCCAGCGCCGCCGTTCGGTCGATGCCGAATTCGCTGACGATCTGGAATGGGCGCTCACTAAGCACGGGTATGTCTACTCCCCCGACCTTCCCGGCACCCGCGTGACGCCTACAGATGAGATGATAGAGGCATTCTGCGCGAAGATTGCCCCATTGGATGACTGCGATTGGGGTGCGAAGAAATACATTCGAGATGTACTCGCCCACTTCACCGCTCCTGCACGGGTAGAGCCTACCGACGAAGCAATTGTTTCACCGCCCAAAGCTACGGATAGTGGCGATGGGCGTTAACCGGATAAGCATGCCCTGAACCTACGCGGTCGGGAAGGCGGATCGCAGTTCGAAGAGGCGGACGTCGCCAGCCTCCGCTCGGCGAGCGGAGGCTCTAGCCGTTCCTACGTGTCGCAATCGGCCGTGCGGCGTCTGATGCCCGTCGAGTGTGAGAGATTGCAGGGATTCCCCGACGGGTGGACGGATGTGCCTTATCGGGGAAAGCCTGCGGCAGATGGTCCGCGGTACAAGGCTCTGGGCAACTCGATGGCGGTTCCGTGTATGCGGTGGATTGGCGAGAGAATTCAGATGGTGGACGACCTGCTCAGTCGACCATCCCCAGCCCGAGCGCCCTGATCTCCAGTTCCAGCTTCAGGCGCTCGCGGATGGCGTTGGCGTCGGCACCGGTGGGATCGCTGCCGTATCCATCGACCAGAATGCGCTCGATGATGTTCGTTGGCAGGCGCGCGACGTCCAAAGGCTCGCTCAGCGGTTGGCCGAAGAGTTCCCTAACTTCCCATTCCAGCATGATTTTCTCAGCCTCCGACGCGCAGTGAAAGGCAGGCGACGAACATCGCTCCCGCCGCGCCCTTCGCTATCCTGTGCTTACCACAGTCAACAGGAGCGAAATCCATGGATGAGCGAATCTATGAGATCGCCATCAACGATGGGCACGCGATCCAGCGGTATCGTGCTGTCGAATACGAGGGCGCGATATGGCTCGCCTTAGCCTGGATCGCCAATGATCGAGAACGATGGCAAGCGCCAACGATATTGGTCGGTCTGGAGAATCATCAGGTCCGAGATCACCGGACGATGGTTGGTGTCCCGGATTTCTCGATACCCTCACCAGTGCCCAAAGCTGAAATCGAGGCCCTTTCCCGAGGGGAACCAGTCGCCGGATACAGAGTGGTAAGGTCTCCGCCGTTGCGATTTCCCTTAGAGACCCGTCACTGATGTCCGGTTCTGTCATACGGGATGATCCACTGTGACTAAGCGCAAGGACACACACCCGCTGGAAAAGGCGGCTCTTGAGCGCCACGCTGCTGCGGTCGGTGAAATCGTCTTGGCGTGGAACGACCTACACGAGCATCTGTCCTTCATATTCTCCACCATCTTGGCTCATCCGCATCCGCTGGTGGCACACGCGCTTTGGACCACGCTCGCGAACGACGCCGCTCAGCGCGATCTATTCCTCGCTGCCTTGGAAATGCCGGACATTGGACCGCCGCCCCGTATTCGGGAAAAGTTCAAATGGGCGATAAAGCAGTTGGGCGGCCTGGCTGTGTATCGCAACGACATCGTCCACGGCTCCACAGGCTTCCTGATCAACGACAAAGGCGTCGAGATGGGTTTCTCAGTGTCCGGAAACTCCCTGAAGCGACTAATTCGCCATCGCCACGGCCCTGTAGGCATCGGCCTGCCCGAGGTCATGTCGATGCTGCGGGACGATCTGCGGCGGATCGACGATTATGTTTCGGACGTTTGGCGCTCGATGCCGCCGATGAAGCTGCGCACATCGCCTTGTAGACCGCGACTGCGGCTTCTCGAAGCCATTGGTCGGGCCATCGCTCAAGAGCCTCGCCCCCCTCACAAGAAAGCACGAAAGCGCCAGCGGAAATCATCTTCCCGGTGATCGCTGCGTTTTTGCGTTGGCGGGATATGCGTGGCGATGCGCTCATCACGCACCGCCTGCGGCGGCCTGTCGATAAAACCCTACCACTTGTGCCTACTACGTTAAAGTGATAATTCCCCCTGTTGCGGTGTAGTCTACAGGAATTCGCCGGGTTGGCAAGCGCCAGAAACACCGAGGCCCCGGATGCTGGGAGCAGCACCGGGGCCTTCTTCGATCCGCCGTCCCTGCCGAAGCCAGGGGTGCGGAAAGCGGGTTGACGGCAAAGTTACCAAGCCGTACCGTCGCATCGCTTGGCGGCGATTTCACCTACATACGGTCAGCCGCGCTCCAACGCAAGCTTTCGGGTGCGTATGTCCGATTTCTGGTCACATCTCGCGTTGTTCGCCGGCCTGATCGTCGTGGTCGCGACGGCGGGCGCGTACCTCTTTCGCCGTAGATCCGACCGCGCCGACAGCCAGGCGATCCCGCTCCGCTCGCACATCGGCGATATCGGCGAATTCATCGAATGCCGCCAGCCATGCCCGTTCTGCCGATCGTCGGACCTGGTGCTCGATGTGGATTCGCTATGCAAGCACCACGTGGCGTGCGACCGGTGCGGGATATGGGGCCCGGCCGGGGATGATCCCGCGGACGCCGTGGCGATTTGGGATAAGCGGTGATGGCGGTCAAACCCCTCAAGGTTGTCGAGTTCAAGCCGGAGCGCGCGGATCCGGAAGTGGTCGATGCGCTCGCCGACCTCTTGGATCTCGCCAAATCCGGCCACCTGCGCGGGTTCGTCATGGTCACGACTGAATTGCTTGAGACCGGTGCCGCAGGAACCGCGATTCTCGATGCCGGCGTGATGGATTCGATCAGATTCCTCGGCAAGATCTCGATGCTCGAGGCCAAGGTGCGGCGAGATTTCCTCGAGCATCTTGAGAGCGACGAGTGATCGTGTACAAGCGCACCGCCAAATTCCAAGCGAAAGTCGCAGCATTATCGGGTGCGCCCCTGCAGAACTGGGATCATTTCCAGCAACGCCGGGGAAGCAAAAAGCCCGATACGGTCGAGCATTACGCTACGCAGCCGACCCAATCATTTTGCGTTTCGGTCTCCGGTGCGGATTATGAGCGTTGCATCGAGCTGAAGTCGTGGGGCTTCAAGTGGTGCGCACCGACCAAAAGCTGGATCCGCCTTTTCTCCGACAAGGGTAAGGCGATCAGCTTGGCCCGGGACCTCCGCGACCGCGGCTATCCCGTGAAGCTGCACAACGTGAAGCCGCAAGAGGCGCCCAAGCCAATCGTCCAGAAACAGCGCATCGAGATTTATGGCCCCGTGACCCGCACGGAAGCCACAGGAAAAGCGCGATCGTATCGCGGGCAGGGAGGCCAGGCAGCGATTAGCGCCGGCGATGCCCATAAATGGCGTGAGAACCGCCGTTGAACAGATTTTCCAACATAGTCTCTCGGGATACCGCCGAGGGTGCAATCGGGGCTCCGCCCAAGCCGTAACGCTTGTTCAGGCGCGGAGGCTACCGCGCTCGTCTCGTCGTTTCGTTAAACGATCCCAACCGGGGCAGCGCCCGCCATAGCGCAAACCCCTGCGGCTCAAAGTGTTGCCACGCGGCCAATCTCCTTCGCGCGCGGCAGTTAGCACTGAATTAAAGAGATATGATTTCCCATGCCCGAAACCCACCGAAATCCTTCCCTGCTACCATCCATCCGCTGCAAAACACGTCGCTCGTCGCGCACCCTGCATTCCTCGCAGATGGTAAGCCTCAACCCTTCTTGCGTTGCTGGTCGAGGATGAGACGAAGCCACCGAGCAGCACCGGCAACACCCTCCATCCGCTTGGCGTGTTCGTGCTCTGCGGCAGCCGCCAAGGTGCGTCGCAGGTCCGCTGAGAACCGAGTAGCCGTGCAACGGTCCAGCACCTGCTCAAGCACGGGCCGCGGGACAGTCAGGTGACCGCTGCCCCATTTCTGGACAGTCTGATATCGGCGTCCGAACACAGCCGCCATGCGACGATTCCAATCCTCTCCATATGCAACCCGAAAGATTTCGGAAAACCGTGGCTGAGATACCGAACCCGCTGCAACGTAATCCGCAGGCTCTTGAAGCCAAGTACGGGGCATGGCGTCGGCTCTCGCTCTGTCAGTGGTCGAAATTGACCCGTCCCGTGTAGTCCCGAAACCCGCAGAAAACAAGGCTTTTGGTGATTGACATGCGGTGTAGTTGTTCGATATCTGTCTAAGGGTCGCCATTGTCGAACGGGAAAAACAGATGAAACCGGCACTCGCCTATATCCGCGTCAGCACACAGAAACAGGGTCGCTCCGGTCTCGGACTGGAAGCACAGACGGCAACTATTGAGCGGGTGTCCGCGGCAGAGGGCTTCCGGGTGATCGAGACCTATCAGGACGTCGAGTCTGGATCGAAGGACGATCGGCCAGCGCTGATGCAGGCGCTGGCGAGGGCGAAGCTTCTCGGCTGTCCGATCATTGTCGCCAAACTCGACCGATTATCACGAGACGTCCACTTTATCTCGGGTTTGATGAAGGAGCAGGTCGAGTTCATCACCGGCGATCTTGGGCGCCAGGCCGATCCGTTCACGCTGCACATATACGCCGCCTTCGCTGAGAGGGAGCGGAAGATGATCAGCGACAGGACCAGAGCCGCGATGGCAGCTGCGAAGGCTCGAGGCCAGACGTTCGGCAACCCCAACCTCGCTGCTGTCCGCTTCAAGGGTGATGCCAGAGTGGCGGCCATGGCGCGCGAGGCGCGGTCGATCAAACTGGCACAGCGCAGGGCCAGGGCGGCGATCTGAGAGGGTGGGTAGCCGGCATGGGTGTTCCCCGGCGCCCAGCCGACCCGATGGGACACACGGGATGGACGTTGAGGGCGCTACATCTCCCACCCCCCACAACCCTGAGCGCGACTACACCGTGCGACGGAAGCGAGGGTTTCTGCGGGTTTGAGCGGTTGGTCGGGTGGCTACTTGGAGGGTTTGGCGGCTTACTTGGAGCTTTTCGGCGCTGACCGAGGGGCGATTTGAATGCCGAAATCATCGGAACGCCCCAGAAAGGCACTACACCGCAGCGTGAAAGGGTGTATGGTGTAGTTGTTTTTGGCGAGGGAGGTCGTTATGGGCGCTGGTGGTGGCGGTGTCGGCTTCGGCGGGCATCATGTTGGCGGGGCCGGTTTGTCCCGCCGGGTGATTTCGAGTTCGGATGCCGCTCGCGAGACGATGTCCGCGGCTCGCGGCATGCTAGACGAGGACCGGCAGAAGGACCCGAGCCGCGAGTGGAGGACCGATCATGGGCTTCCGCAGCCTTGGCCGGCGGGCGCATGGTTCTGGGTCGGCTTCTTGGTCGGTGCATTCGTGATTTCGATCCCGTGGTGGATTTTTTGGGAGAACACCTGATGTCGGACACACAACACGAGCTCGATACGGACCTGCGGATGCACTGCCTGGAGTTGGCGGCGGACAAGATGCCGTCGTTCGGCAGCCATCAGGCCGTGGTTCAGGCGGCCGAGGCGTACTACGCGTTCGTGACGGGCGAGGGAACCGGGCTCAAGTTGTCCGGCTTGCCGCCGGATCAGAAGGTGAGTGTGTGATGCCGTCGATCACCGAGTTCATGTGGCTGCGTCACGGTTCGCCGATGCCGGAAGGTTGGCGTCTTGCCGATCAGGCGATCACGCACCACACGCGGTATGCGGTGCTGATCATGCGCGAGGTGGGGCCATGATATTCGCCTCGATCTTCGGCGCCGCCGGCGTTGCGATCATCCTGTACGTCGCGTTCGGCGCGCACGGGGTGAAGTGCGATTGCGAGCGGGGAGAAAAATGCGGAGAGTGCTGAGCAGGTTTCATAGTCAGTTCGGGCGGATACACGCGATCCAGTTTCGCGCGGGGCGCCGGATCGTATTCGTGAGGCTTCCTGATGGCGGATATCTGTTTCCATCGTCGGTGGAGACAGTGAACCGAGGCCGACCGTGGCAGGACGTGCAGTGAGCGTCATCGAAGAAATCCGCCGCGGCCAACGCTTCGGCATGCTCACCGTCCGCGGACCTGGCGCATCGGACGCACGCGGGGCCGCCGGCTGGATCTGCGACTGCGACTGCGGCACGAAGGGCGTGTGGGCGAAGGGTCAGAAATTGCGGTCGGGCGCGAAGACGTCGTGCGGCTGCCGGGGGAGGGGAAAGTGAAAATCTATGCCCGCGACCTCAAGCGGATTTTGGCGTCCTTGCCCGAGGAGCCGACGCACAACGATAGATGCCCGCACCCCAAGGTTTACGTCCAACCACGGCCAGTCATCCCGTGGGGGTCTCCCATGCCTAACGCGGTGACGACGTCGACCCTGCACGTCACGTTCGACGGCAGTGACTTCATAATCGAGGGCTGAAATGATCATCGAAGCGTGGCACGGTGCGTATGTGATCCTGACCGATATCCTCGGTTTTGCGATGGCGCTGGCGGTCCTGGCCGTCATCGGTTTCGCGGTCGCTGTGGTCCGGAAGCTGGTGATCCGATGAGCGACATCGCCGTCACCGATGCCATGCGCCGCGCCGGTATCGCCGCCTTCCGCGCATGGTGCCAGGGCGATTGCCCCGACGACCTCGGCGTGTACGACTTCATCTATCTGGCGATGGAACGGGCGCGGATGGAGGGCGAGCAGGCGGCCAGGGATGCGCGGTTGTCGGCGAGGGACGCCACCTCCTGCGATGACGTGCCGCCAGCATGAACAGAATTTGGGGTCGCTGCGGGTTCCAAAGGGCGGATGACCACGCCCCGCAACGGCCGTCCACGCTAACCGCCGGTTCCCCAATCTCGATCACGACCGGCGGCGTGCGCAAACGCGGCGGCGACGCAAGATATACACGCGAATGGACGGCAACGGTTATGGTGCAAGGATGATCGAACTTCCCCGCCGCAAGTTCCTCACCGGCCTCGGCGCGCTGATGGGCGCGGGTGCCGAGCAGGCGGTGCTTTTCGCACTCGAGCGCTGCATCTATGCCGGCGGTGCCGTTCAGGTCGTGCGCTTGAAGGGGCAGCCCGGCGAATGAGCGATTTCAACTGGGACGCCCTGCAGGAAGGCTTCTATGACTTCCTTTCTCACGTCCAAATTCTGAGTAAGGACGAGGGCCGCGTCCGCCTGCGCATGTACGACGCGCAGCGCTATTTCTTCGATGAGATTTTCGACGGCCTTCGCAACGACATCCACTGGTTCGTTTGCGGCAAGGGCAGGCAGCTCGGGATCACGACCGCATGCCTGATGTTCGACACCTTCTACGCCGGCGCCATGCCCGACGTGCAGGGCGGCATCGTGTTCGATACCACCGACAACAAGGAGAAGTTCCGCAAGCTGCTCGACGAGATGATGATGTCTCTGCCGCCGAGCCACGCGCTGCCGATCCGCAAAGGGGGCAACAACCGCGCCGGCATCACGTTCGAAAACGGCAACATGCTGGACTACCTCGTCGCCGGCATCAAACGCGGAACCGGCACGCTCGGCAACTCCCGTGCGCTCAATTTCAGCCACGCGAGCGAATGCGCCTACTACGGCGACAGCGAGGCGGTGCAGGCATACAAGAACGTGCTGTCGGACGTGTTCCCGACCAGGCTGTACATCTTCGAGTCGACGGCCAAGGGGTACAACCTGTTCTACGACCTGTGGGAAGAGGCGGTCGCCGACGAGGTTGCCAAGAAGGCGATATTCATCGGCTGGTGGCGCAAGCGGACCTATAGCCACGCCAAGGGCACGCCGCTATTCCAGCGCTATGGGTGGCCGAAACTATCCGACGACGAGCGCGAGCGGTCCAAGATCGTTGATGACCTTTACGGGGCGAAGATCACGATTGAGCAATGGGCGTGGTATCGCCATCGCGCCGATCCGGCCGGACGCGCGAACGAGGAAGAGAACCAGTCCGAGCAGCGCGAGATGGTCGCGCAGGAGCATCCGACCCATCCCGAGGAGATGTTCCGCGAATCGGGCAACCCCTTCATCCCGTCGCAATATCTCGACCCGGCGATGAAGATCGCGCAAAAGGCGATGTTCAAGGGATACCGCTATCACCTCGGCGACGACATCTCGACCATGCGGCTGGAAAAGACGAAGTTCGTCAACCAGACGCAGATGCGCGTGTGGCAGGAGCCGTCGCCCACAGGCGTCTATATCGTCGCCGCCGATACCGCGTTCGGCATATCCGACGACGGCGATGCGCAATGCGCCCAGGTCGTGCGCTGCTACGCCGACAAGATGGTGCAGGTCGCCGAGTTCTGCGACCGCAGCGTGCAGCCGTTCCAATTCGCGTGGATTCTGCTGCACCTATGCGGCTGGTACGGCGACTGCCGGTTTATCCTTGAGCTCAACGGCGCCGGCGAGGCGGTGTGGACCGAACTCAAGAACCTGAAGCAGCGGGTCGAGAACGGCTCGCTCTATCCACCGCGGCCTTTCCCCGGCGACGACCCGAACGACGAGGACACCGCCGAAGCGCGCAACACCTATGCCCGGGTGCGGCAGTACCTGTTCCGGCGATCGGACAGCCTGGGCGGCGGCATGAACTGGCAGATGAGGACCAGCCTCGAGACCAAGTTCAATTTCATGACGCAGTTCGCCGACCGCTTCATGCTCGGCCAGTTCGATATTTTCTCGGTGCCGGCGCTGAAGGAAATGCAGACGCTGAACAAGGACGGCCGCATGATCCACGCGGCCGGCAAGGGCAAGGACGACCGCCCGGTTACGCTCGGGCTGGCGACGCGGGCCTATATCGACGATATTCGCGCGCAGCTTGTCGGCAAGAACATGACGTTCGAGGCCGAGGAACTGAAGGCCCGCGAGGGCGGCGAGACGTTGCACGGGCGGTTTCTGAGTTCGATCATGGAGCGACAATTCGCGCTGAAGGCGGCGGACAGGCGGGCGGTGACGCGGCGCAAGCAGGGCAAGAATTGGTCATGGTGAGAATGTCTAAGGGCCGCCTTCGTGCCGACGAATTGGTCAAGCTGGCGCTGAGCGAAGGGCACAAGCTTCCGTTGACGCCAGTGCTTGATTTTCAACGGGTCGCCATGGCAACGCTGGTCCGCTTCGAAAGCGGCATATTCAGCATCCACGACAACGGGTGCGTGTTCGAGATGGCAGACGAGTATCCGAGCAGGCCGATACGCAAGGTGTAATCATGGGTTATTTGGTCCGGACATATGAATGCGACAACGGCGGCGAGGGCGAGCCTCACCAGTTCGAGATGATGATCAAGTCGGACGAGCATCCGAGCTTCTGCCCGACGTGCGGCAACCCGATCGAGGACGTGAAGGTCATCCCGGGGACGAAGCATGTTGGCAAGTCGAACATCAACAAGGCCGTCGACATGACCTATCGGGCGCTGGAGGAAAGCTCGGCCGTGCGCGCCGAAGCCGCCGGCAACCCGAACTTCAAGATCACGAACATGAAGGACAACCTTCGCGAAGGTGATGTCGCCGCGATGCCGATTCGCAACTCTGTGACCCAGTTCATGGACGAGGCTGGGAGCCAGGGCGCCAAATTCGGATGGGGCGGCGGTGCGGCGGCGGCCAGTTCGGCGCCGATCGCGCAGGTCAACCCGAATTTCAAGGCGCAGGCCGGTGCGGTGAAACCCGACGGCGTGCTCAACGGCATGACCGGGCCCGGCCACGTCGCGCTATCCGCCATCCAGGGCGACCGCGGACAGACACACATCGGCAAACGCGCGGAACAGGTTCACGCGGGCCGTCTCAACAAGGGAACATGACATGTCATACCTATGCATCTACCACGCGAATTGCGCCGATGGCTTCGCCGCCGCCTGGGTCGTTCACCGCGCTCTCGGCGATCAGGTCGAATTCCACGCCGCGACCTATGGCGACACGCCGCCCGAGGTCATCAACAAGCACGTACTGGTCGTCGATTTCTCGTACCCGCTCGAAGACCTGACCCGTATGCAGTCTCGGGCTAACAGCGTGATGGTGCTCGACCACCACAAGACTGCCGAGGCCGATCTGCGCGACATCGAGGCCGGATCGGCGTCGTTCCACAATCACGATCACGTCGGTCTACGGGCGATCTTCAATCAGACGACTTCCGGCGCGGGCCTCGTATGGGATTGGTTCAACCCGGGCGATCCGAGGCCGCTGATCATCGACTACGTCGAGGACCGCGACCTGTGGAAGTTCCAGAAGGACCACTCGCGCGAAATCAACTCCTTCATCTCCACCATCGAAGATGACTTCGGGGTCTGGGATACGGAGGCCGAATCGCTTGAAGACGATCTCGGCTTTGAGATGGCCCGAGGGATCGGTCACACACTCGAAAAGTGGAAGCGGGAGTACGTCGACGATGCCGTCAGCGCGAGCAAACGCATCATGCGGATCGGCGGCCACGATGTTCCGTGCGCGAACGTGCCGTTCCGCATGGCTTCCGACGCGGGCAATCTTATGTGCAAGGGCAATCCGTTCGCGGCCACGTATTGCGACACGGAAAAGGGGCGCGTATTCAGCCTGCGCTCGACCGACGCCGGGCTCGATGTGTCCGTTGTCGCCAAGTCCTACGGCGGCGGCGGGCACCGGAATGCCAGCGGATTCAAGATGCCGATCGGCTGGGAAGGAGACCTGTAATGTCGGACCTCTACATCGTCACCGTCACGCTGACCACGAAGACGCAGCATCAGCTTTTCTTCGACACGCCGGGGAAGGCGCGCGATGCGTATGCCGCTCTGACGCACAACCAGACGCACCTGAATGGACCGGCCGCCGTGCAGATCGAGGACGATTACGGCTGCAACATGAGCCTGCGCTGCATGGACATCGTCGCCGTCGAGGAACGCAACTGGACCCGTCAGCAGGAAAGCCAGGTCGAGGCGCAGCTGCATCAGGCGCGCGCGCAGGCCAGGGGTCAGCGCCGCGCGGCATCCGACCCTGAACTGAAATTCTTGGCATCCGCTCCGCAGCCGGGCATGTTGAGGGCATGAAACCGCTCCGGTGCCGACATGCTGCTGCCATCCAGTGACCGCCTCGCCCGCTGGGCCAAGGAACGGGTGATCGACCAGTGCCGCAGCAGCGTCGGCGATCGCATGCAGATGGCCCGGTCGATCAACACATGGCGATTCACCGGCAGCGATAGCGGGTCACAGGCGATCTATAACCGCCTCGGAACCCACTGCGATAAGCTCTCGTCCGCGGTGTACTCGCCGGCCGACGTCCGCTACCAGATCGAGTACGAGTCCGACTATGGATCGATCTTCACGGACAGAGCCAAGGTCGCGGCCCGCTATCTGACGCGCGAGATCGCCCAGCGTAACCTCGACCTGTCGTTCCAGGAGGCCGTGGAGGAAGCCGTCCCGCTCGGTTGCGCGATCCTCAAGCACATCTGGACGCACCACGGCCCCGACGTCACCACGCTGATGCCGTGGCAGTTCGGTGTCTATAACGAGGCGGAAACGGATCTCGATAAGCAGGAGGCGATGTGCGAGACGACCTACTTGCTGCCCGAGGAAGTCTGGCGCCGCATCAGCCACCGCTCGGACGCCAAGGAACTCTTCCGCCGGATCATGTCGCACTCCCGCCGTGCGTCTCAGGATGAGGTTCCGCCTGGCTTCATGCACCAGCTTCTGATGGCTGGCACCCCGCCGCTGATCCAGGACCAAGGCGCGGCATCGAGCCCCGGCGGCATGATCTCGCTCACCGGCACGCCGGCGGTTGCGATGATGGCCGCCGAGATGCAGGACGGTCTCATCGAGGCGCACCAGGCGTGGGTGGTGAACGACGAGACCGGCGACTACACGACGATCCAGCTCATCGAGCCGGACATCCTGATCGCGCCGCGGCTGATCCGCTCGAACCTGTTTTTCCCGCACGAGCACCCGTTCAATGTCGTGCGCGTCAATCCGCAGCGGAACTACTTCTGGGGCATGTCCGAGCTCTCGCAGTTGATCAAGCTCCAGGCGCTGCTGCGCGACCGCACCGAGGACGTGAAGAAGATCATGGGCCTCCAGTACGACCGTATCCGCGCGTTCATCGGCTTCTCGGGCATGAACGATGAGAAGTACGACCAGATGACCAACGAGGGGTGGCTGTCTGAGGAAAACCCCAACGCGAAGATCGACGACCTGACGCCACCGCTGCCCGAGAACGCATTCAACGAGATCAAGATGATCATCGATTTCTTCGATGAGATCGCCGGGTTCGATAATGCGACGTCGGGCAAGGGCGAGCCGGGCATCCGGTCGGCGAACCACTTTCAGGGCGTGCTTCGGCAGGCATCCCCGCGTCTGCGCGACCGCGCAATCCGGGTCGAGCGCCAGTGCGCGGAGTTCGGCGAGAAGGTTTTGTGGCACTGCGCCGCGAAGGACGCCCGGGTTTTCTGGACGAAGACCGACGATCCGGAGAAAAAGACCGATTTCCTGCTGTCACAGCTTCCCGATGACGCTCGCGTGCTGGTCGACAGCCATTCCGCGAGCCCGATCTACGAGCAGGACCATGCGAATACGGCGGCGTTTTTGTTCAAAAGTGGCGCCATCGACAGCGAAGATTTGTTGAACCTTCTTCCGGTACCAAACAGAGATTTTCTCATCGAGAAACTTAAAAACAGGGAAATATCGAAGCGCCAGATGCTGGAGAGTCTTCCGCCCGAGCTACGCGCCCAAGTCATTACCGGAAAGACCGTCAGCCACGCCGGAAAGCATTGAGGGGAGGCTTTCGCCTCCCCTCCCCTGCCTGACCAGACCTCTGCTCACCGCGCCTCGCGATACCGCACCCCGGCGCAGCTTGCCAAGCCAAGCCAAACTCTAAATCTCTAAAATAATCCTCGCCGCACCTATCCATTGCACACCTCACCGAGGCCGTCCTTGCCCAGCACCGCCCTACAGGACCAAGCCGCGCCGAAACTGAAATTGATAAATAAATCCTCGCCAGACCACACCCGGCCACGGCTGACCAAACACTGCACCGCCACACCCAATTCGACCTTGGACCGCCGGACCTAAGCCCGCCATTCCACGCGCAACCCTGCCGAAGCATTCCGCGCCTAGCCTTGCCTAACACCGCACAACCTCGCCGGGCCATGGCTAGCCAATCCCAGCCGTGCCGGACCCCTTATCCTGCCTCAATCGAAAAGTTGGAAATGCCGAAACGACCGTAAGTCGGCCGGAAATCGCCGACGCCGACCAGACGACCAGCGGACTCGATGGTCTCGCGCAGGTCGTTGGTCGAAATGTACTCAGGTAGGCCGCACATCAGTTGGATTTCGGCGGCCCAACCCGCCCGCATCGCAGGACGCGTGCGCGTGATCGCCGACCGTTGAATGACGACCCGCCGCCGATCCTCGTAGTCCCAATCCGGGGTTCCGAGAGAGGCCAATTCGGTCAGGCTGACGATCCCGGCGTTGAATAAATCCATCGCCGACTTCCGGGGGCTGCGCGGGTCCTGACGGAACTTCGCCGCCATCACGATCGACCGCCGCAGGTATTCGCCGGGCAGGCAGAGCATCCCCGCCTCGTCGCGGTAGACGTAGCTTTCCAGATCGTCGCTCTTTTTGGCCGCGCTGTTCTTCGCCGCCTTCGCCTTGGTCTCGACGGCCTCCGAATTCCACCGATGGAACAGGATCGCCGCCGATCCCACGATTGTGACGCGCGCGATGTACGGCTCGCTGAGTGCGATGTCCGAGTTTCCGCCGGGCGAAACGCCGTCGATGACCTTCAATGCTGCTGACTTTGCCACTTGCAATCTCCTTGCCTAAAAACGCCATATGTCGTATGGCTCGCGCATTGCTATTAGCACTACGTATTGCAGGGAGCAAGCATTATGTCCGAGAAAGTCGCGGTAACCTTCCGCATCGAGAAAAAGCTGAGAGACCAGCTTGAGAAAATCGCACATTTCGAGCGCCGGACGATGACCGGCGTCATTGAAGCGATGATCGATGATCGGTGGAAGCAGACGCCGGACGGGAAGGCCGACTAAAACTGCGGCTTGTTCGTCTGCTCGAACGGCACTCGCTTCCGCACCAACGCATGCAGCGCACTCCCGATGCTCTCGGCACCCATGATCTGCGCCGCCGTATCAGCATCGATGCCAGGATAGAAACCCTTGTTTCCCGCCGGGTTCTTGACCGTCGGCGCGAAGTGAACGTGAAGCTGTTGCGCCTGTGCGTCGTACCCGATTTTCAGGATGTGGCTTGATAGCACTTCCTGCATCTCGACGGGCGGCGGGGCGGGTTGCTGATTTTCTTCGTCCATCTCTAGCCTCTAAAGTCTCCGAGTTCGGAAATCATCCGTTCTATTTCTGGATCGACCGACAACATCGAAAGGCACTCAACTGGCGGCTGCATCTCTAGCCGCCGCCCAATTTCATATGCGAAATTATCGGACGCTTTTTCGAATTCAGACCACACACCGGCCCGAACATCGAGACGCCCAGATGCGATAGTCGGATACATCTCTTCCAAGAGTTTCAGCTTGCCGGGTGTGAGCATGTTACCCGTGCCGACACCCCTCAAGGTACTTGTTCACGTCTTCCGGCATGAAGTGATATCGGCCCTGAACCTTGTAGTACGGCGGGCCGTATCCGTTGCGCATCCAGGACCGGAGAACCTGCAGGCTGACCCCGAGAATCGATGCCGTGTCCTTCGGTTTCAGGCTTTTGGACATATCGACCATTTCGAAACCCTTCCGAGCGCTGACCGTCACTAATGCGAGCAAATATCACCTTTCGCGCGCTTGAACAATTAGATGCTCGCCGGATAGTTGCCCGAGAAATCAGCGGTCTCTCTGGGCTTTCGCCTCCGGCGCTACGTCGGGCGAGGTATCGAGGAACCCTCCGAGCGCCGTTGATGGCAACGCCAACCCAAGGAGAGAAGGAATGAAGCGTCGTCGCCATTCCGGCCGTAAGGGCCGCCGGTAATCCGGGTGCCTCCGCTTCCGCCACAACTCGCAGCCGCCTTGGCCGGGAAATCCCCGGCCGCAGGTGCAGGCTCGGCACCGGGTCAACCTCCCTTTGGTTCCTCCCCGATGACGGCGCCCACACCGAACCGCGGCATGCAAGGCGAGGGCCTGTCCCTCGTGGCGGAAGCGAAGCGCATGCTCGAAAAGGCATTGTCGATGCCGGGCCTGGGTGCCGAAACCGACATAGGACAGGCGATCCTCAAGTCGCTCGAAGCCATCGGCAAGGTTTTGCCGGAAGGCACAGTCACTCCGGGAATGCGCGATGCCGGCATGCAGCAGTGGATGATGCAGGGCCGCCGCGAGAACCCGATGGCCGCAATCATCGCGGCGCTTCAGGGCGGTGGTGGAGGCGGAACGCCCGCTGCCCCCGCGCCCGGTGGCGCCGAACTTCCCGCCGCCGCATAGCAGCAGAGGACTACACCAATGGCTAAGGATATGTTCGGGTCGTTGCCCACCGGCATCCCGAAGAACAGCAACCAGGTCGAGCGAGTCGACCTGACCCAGGCGGACATGGGTGCCCGCGCTTCGCATATGCCGAAGCTGGAGAAGAACCCCAAGAACGCCGTCAAGCACGTGACGCAGGGGCGGTAACATGGCGCTGATCGAGATCGAAGACAGCATCGCCGCCGAGCTCGCCAAGAACGGCATTCGCTACACCGACGCCAGCACGACCTATAAGGGTGCGCGCGAGTCCCAGGCCGCGCTCGCCAAGATTATGGGCGGCCCGCAGCGGATGGAGTTTCTGAAGCTGTACAAGGCAGCGTTCCCGGACGCAGTCGTGCCCGAGCTCGATGCCGCTGCGCCCGTCAATGATGCCGTCGCCGCGCTCGCCAAGGAATTCTCGGACTATAAGGCCAGGGTCGAGGAAAAAGAGACCGAGCGCGAGAAGAAGCTGCGCGAGGAATCCGCTTCGCAGACCGTCGCGAACGGCCGCAAGATGCTCCGCACCGACAAGAAGCTCGATGACGAGGGCGTCGATGCGGTCGAGAAGATCATGCTCAAGCACGGCATCCAGGACTACGAGGTCGCGTTCAAGGTGTTCAACGCTGATCGCGAACCTGACCCGCAACAGCTTCCGTCCAGTTGGGCAGGCCGCTCGCTCGACTGGTTCGAGAAGCAGGAGAACAAGCCCGACCAGGAACTTCTGCTGAAGGATCCCGCCGCGTTCAAGCGGCAGGAAATCGGCAAGGTCTTGGCCGAGGCCCGCGCCGGCAAGCTGGCGGCATAAAGGAGAAACGCAGTGACCTTCCCGCTTTCCGGAACTGGCATCGCACCGACAGGGCCAGTCTTCAGCGAACTCAACGCCCTGACGCGCCGCGCATTCATTCCGACGGTGGTCACGCAGCTCTATTTCTCGAGCCCGTCCCTGTTCATGCTGATGGGTGCGGCCCAACGCGCGGCCGGCGGCCTCAACCAGATCACGGTGCCGGTGCAGGGCCAGTCGATGGTCCAGGGTGCCTGGACCGGCTATGCGGGCAACTTCAACAGGCCTCAGGTCATCCCCGGCGTTCAGCCCGCCCAGTGGATGCTGAGCTACTATACCGTCCCGGTCCCGCTGGTCATGGGCGAGGCGCTCATCCAGTCGACCGAGGCGATCGTTCCGATCATCGACGTCCGCATGAACGACGTGTACGCGGTGATGGCGCAGCAGTTCTCAAGCGCGCTGTTCAGCAACAACTCGGCGAATTCGCTGATGCCGCAGGGTTTCGTCGAGGCATTCGACGATGGCAGCCAGGTGCCGGTCTACGGCGGCATCGCGCGCAACCAGGGCGGAAACCAGTTCTGGCAGTCCAACCGCATCACCAATGTCGGCGCCAACAACACGCGCGCCGCCTGGTCGACCTATCTGATCCAGGTGACCAAGCTGGCCGGCGGCGAGACGCCCGATTTCGTGCTGATGTCACCCGGCGACTTCGCCGTCCTGGCGGCGCAGTTCATCGGTGTCGAGCAGATCAACATACGTCCGGGCCAGCAGTTCACGATGGACACGAACATCCGGTCGGGCTTCCCGAACGTGATGATCAACGGGGTGCCGTTCTTCCTCGACTACTCGTGCCCGACCGGCACGGCGTATATGGCGAACAGCAAGTATTACGCCATGCATATCAGTGAGGACGCGCAGTTCGACTTCACCGGGTTCTATAGCCTTGTTCCATTGGGGCAATTGGCCGTCGTAGGCGTAGCTTACACCGGGTATAATGTGATTTGCTCAAAGCCCGTTTCTGGTGCAAGTTTCAGTGGCATCACTGGGGCGCCATTTTAGGACTTGCGATTACTTAGTAGTGCCTCTGCAATAGAGTACATGTCTTCATCGGTAGTTGAGCCCTTGAAGGCATTGAGTGACCAAAGGATGAACCGGCAGTTCGACTGCACATATCCGAGCTTCGGCTCGATCTTGTCGATGGAAGGGTGAAAGGTAAAAGGTGTTCCTCCGGGCATACCAATCGCGAATGGGATATTTGAAAGCTCGCATCGGCCAGTCCAGCGGGCTAAAGCCCATTCTGCCGTTAGGTCGAAAGGCATTCCTCGCTTTTCCGCCCGCCTTCGCACGCCATCCAGCAGGGGCTTCCACGGCTCTTCCAGCCTCCGTTGCTGGTACTGCACCTTTCTCCGGCCATTATCAGCATGGCGATAAGCCTCGTGAAGCCGGTAATAATTCCTGGTTTTCCAGCGGTTTCTGCATTCAAAGCAGCAGAACTTCTGCGTTCGCCTTGTTTGCACGAGCGGGCGCTTGCATTCCAGGCATTCTGTCTCGGCTAGCGCAGGTTTTCCGGCGTTTCGTTTTTCGCGCTCTGCGGCCAATCTCGCGTCTCGATGGCGCAGATAGCATTGGCGCTGCTTATATCGAAGTCTGCACTTCTTGCCACAGTAAAGGCGAGTTGAGATGCGCGTCTGAAAAGATGATCCGCATTGCTGGCAGTTTCGTTCCTCAAGCTTCATTCCGTCCTCACGGGATTTTTGCCTTCGTAAAAGGGGTATCATAAATGGCGATAGGTGGCCAGGGTTTGGCTTTGCCCTACCCGCAGTCTCTCAACCCGGTCCCGTTCAACTTCGCGCAGCAGCCGATCGGTCGCACGTTCGATCTGGTCGCGGGCGCGGCGGTGCTGATTCCGTCCGGGACCTGGATGATCTTCTCCAAGAACGGCTATTCGGTCGTGCAGTACCTGTCGCCGGTGAGCGGCGAATGGGTGCCGCTGGCGAGTTCGCCGCAGACCACGGGCTTCGTGTTCGTATCGTCGGATGGCGTGAACTTCCGCGTCTGGAACCCGAAAGGCTTCCCGATCAGCGCAACCGTCACCGGCGCCGGCAGCGGCTACGTGCAGTCCTCGACCACCGTCACCGCCGGTTCGGGCGGCTCGCTGTGGCACGCCATCGTCGGCGGCGCGGTCAACAGCAGCGTCACCATCGGCGCCGACGCGAAGGGCAATGTCGGCGGGTCGAATTTCACCCTGCCGCCCACGCTGGTCGTTCAGGCCCCTCCGGCGCAGTTGCAGAACCTGCCGTCGACCGCCACCGCACAGGGCGGCGTCGCCTGCACGATGACCTGCACGATCAGCGGCGGAGCGATCAACGCCGTGACGGTCGATGCAGCGGGCGCGGGCTTTCAGTCGGCTCCGGTCGTCCAGGTGATCCCGAACCCCTTCGACCCGAACATCGGTTCGATCACGGTGCCGACGCTGACGACCACGCTGACCGGTTCGGGCACGATCACGGCGGTGCTGCTGGACTTCTTCGGCACGGCCTCCGGGTCGGCACCGACGCTGACGATCGCCGGTGCGGGTTCGAGCGCGACGGCGACCGCCAACATCGTGGCGACCGCGGCCACGGATACCGTGACGATGCAGCAGGTTCCGAGCGGCATCTAAAGTCGATGAGGGGCCATGGCGCTCACAGCCTATCTGGGTCAGGTCGCCTCGCTCCTCGATGACTTCAGCAACGTCGAGTACTCCCAGGCCAACCTGACCATCTGGATCAACGACGCGCGCGTGCAGATCGCCGCCGTGTCGGAATCCGTGCGCGGGCTTGCGCAATACACCTTCCTGTCCGGCCAGCACGGGTACAAGTTCGCAGACGCGACCGTGATCCCGACCGGTGCCGGCGGCGTGCTGACGACCCGCAAAGGCCAGGTGTTCGTCAACAATCAGTGGCAGGAGATATACAACCGCGAGTGGGACTGGTTTTTCTCGTACGAGCTCTGCGGACCGCGCTCGGTCGCGGTGGGCGTGCCGACGGTGTTTTCCGAGTTCCAGCCCGGCATCACCGGCCAGTTCTGCGTCTCGCCGACGCCCGACCAGAGCTATCAGGCGAAGTTCGACGCGGTGTGCTACCCGGTCAATCTCGTGAACGACAGCACGAACGAAGCGCTGCCCTATCCGTGGACCGAAGCCGTGCAGTATTATGCTGCCTACCTCGCGCTCCTGAATGCCCAGCGCAATGCGGATGCAGACCAGATGTTCCAGAGGTACGAGGTGTTCGAGCGGCGGGCGACGCAGATGACCACGCCGACCGCGCTGCCGGTCAATCGTCCCGGCGGGCCTGGTGCCAAGATCGCGGCGACGAAGTCCGTGCTCACGACGCAGAGCCAGCCGGGCGGGGGTGGCTGATGGCCCTCTTCGCCTACCGCCAACAGGTGGAGCGGCTGCTTCAGGACACGCAGCAGGTTCTCTATAACCTCGCCGACATCGACGTCTATATCAACGACGCGCGGGTCCAGATCGCGCTTGCGGCCGAGTGCATCCGACAGCCGGCGCAGATCGCGATGGTCCAGGGACAGCAGTCGTACGCATTCTCCAGCGCAACATTCACCGCGGCCCCGACGATTCCCGCTGGTCTGGGCGGGGTCGGCAATGTCCGGAGCTGCATGCTGGTTCTGGCGACGACCAATCCGCAAGGCCAGCCGGGGCAGAAGCGCATCCCGATCCGCGCGTGGGAGTGGTTCGAAAGCTACTATCTCGCCGTGAACGTGCCGACGCAGGGCGCGCCGGTGATCTCGGCCAGGCTGCAGCCGGGTCTCGTCGGCACGCTGTGGTTCGCGCCGCCGCCCGACGCGGCCTATCAGATCAACCTCGACGCCGTGGCCTATCCGGCGGCGCTGGCGACCGACGCCGACCCGGAGGCTCTGCCGTACCCGTGGACGGACGCGGTGCCGTTCTTCGCCGCATACCTCGCCTATCTCAGCACGCAGAACGCGGACGCGGCTCAGAAGATGTGGATCGAATATTCGAAATTCCAGCAGCGCGGCACGCAGATCACGACGCCGACTAGGACCCCGTACAAGTACCCTGGCGGCATGGGCGCACAGGAGGCCATGCAGAAGGTGCCGTTGACCGGCGGCCTGCAGCGCCAGGGTGGCGGCTGATGGGCGCGCTGTATGGGTATATGCAGGCGACCCAGCGACTGCTTTCCGATGAAGTCCAGGCGGTTTATTCGCTGGATGACCTGGAGAACTATATCCAGCAGGGCCGCGAAGAAGTGGCGATGCAGGGGCAGTGCATCCGGCGGACTACGCCCATCTCCGGCTCGATCATGGCGCTCCAGGTGGTCAACCCGGGGTCGGGCTACACCAACCCGACCATCCAGATATCGCCGCCCGACTCGCCGCAGGGGTTGTTGCCCTATCCCACCGGAGCTCAAGCGACGGGTACGCTTCAGCAGATCGGTGGCCAGATTTCCAACGGCAGCGTCAGCTTCGGCGGCAGCGGGTACTATGCGCCGGCCGCGACGGTGGTCGATCCGACCGGCACAGGAGCCGTCGTGCAGCCGATCGTCTCGCCGGTATCGCAGACCACGTACGGGCAGGAGACGTATCAGTTCGCCGATTTCCCGATGTCGATGTATCCCGGCGTCGGCCCGATCTTCGCCGCGCGCAGCGTGTCGGTGCAGTGGACGCAGTGGCAATATAGCATCAGCTTCGTCTCGTTCTCGAAATACCAGGCGCTGGTCCGGCAGTACGTGTCGTCGTTCTTCGCGCCGCCCGTGATCGGCTGCCAGTTCGGGCAAGGCACCGACGGCAGCTTCAAGCTCTATCCGCTGGCCGACCAGAACTATCAGCTCACGCTCGATGCGCTGTGCCTGCCGCTTCCGCTGCTCGACGACCAGTCGCCGGAAGCGATCCCCGACCCGTTCACCCGCGCGGTGCCGTATTACGCCGCCCACTTGGCGCTTCTTGGCCGCGCCTCGATGTTTCCGCAATACTCGCAACTCGCCATGGCCTATTTCAATCCCAAGGACGGCGGCCTTTTCGGCATGTATTTGCGCCGCGCTTGCGCGTTCACCCAACCAGGCCGGGTCAGCAGCTTCTATAGCCGGATATGACGATGCACCTCGACAATCTCGCCCGCGCCGTCGAACTCCAGGCGCAACTGAAGCAGTGGCAGGAAGCGCTCAGCCGCTGCGATCCCGGCGTTTTCCAAGGTGCCTCGGTCCGCGTCTGGACGGCGGCTCACGGACATCAGGGCCAGAAGTCGGAAACGATCGTGAATCTGGAGGCCGGCCAGTTGAAGCCGTTCTGCGAAGAGAACATCCGGCGCGTTCAGACTGAACTTCGAGAAATCGGGGTGGAGATCTGATGGCTGAAGGCGGCGCATCGCTCCCGGCAGCACCGCAGCGTACGCCGGGCCTGCCCGAGAACCCGGACATGCTCGTGTTCCAGGGTTTCCAGGGCATCGACACAAAGCCGCCTCGCCCATCCGTAGCCGACAATATGTGCAGTTGGGCCTGCAACATGATGTTCTTGGGCGACGGGAACATCCGTACGTTGCCGGACCTCTCGCAGACCCCGCTCTACACGGCGCTCAGCAAGACAATCATCCATTTCGACTTTTACGGTCTGTCGCCGGCGGGTCCGGCCAGCGGTCCATCGGCCATCGTCTTTCTCAGCGACGGCAGCGCTGTTTCGGTCGCCGCCTTCACCGGCGTAGTCACGAACGTTGCGCCGGCAGGAACATTCAATCCGCCCGCCGGCACCGCGGTGGCGACGCGGCAGTTCGGCGTGCAATATCTGCTGATCGCCACGAACCAGTCGCGCAATGGGTACTGGATCTGGGACGGGACGCTGCTCTATGCGCCGGGCACCATCGGGCCGGAAGTCACGCTGACCGACCCGGGCACGCTCTACGCATCGGCGCCGACGGTTACGGCGGTGGGTGGCAGCGGGTCCGGTGCGACCTTCACCGCCACGGTGAACGCCGGCGGGGTCGAACTCGTCACAGTGACAAATCAGGGGTCCGGCTGGTTGAACACCGACCCGGACACGGTGCTTCTGCATTTCACCGGTGGCGGCAGCGGGACGACGGCATACGGGCACGCGGTCATCAACGACGGCGCGATTACGAACGCGGAGATCGTGAACGGAGGGTCGGGCTATACGAGCGTGCCCACGATCGGCATCACGGACGCGACCGGGAGCGGCGCAACCATCATTGTCGACGGCATTTCCGGTGGCGTTATCACGAGCGTGAAGATCACTCATTGCGGCTCAAATTACACCGCGCCGACCGCGACAGTGACGGGCGGCGGCGGAAGCGGCGCCAACATCGCCCTTCTTCTTCAGAACGGCGTGATCACCGGCGTTTCGATGGTCGACATCGGCAGCGGCTATATCGAGCGCCCGACCGTCTTCTTCATATCGTCGACCGGATCGGGTGCCAGCGCCGTTGCGGTCCTGTCTCAGGGAACCATCACCGATATCGATTTCGGCGACGGAGCCGGCGCGGGGTTCAGCGGGTCCGGCTACACCGCGCCGGTCATCGTCGGGTTCGAGGGCGGCGGCGGGCCGGCGAGCGGCACGGTGCAACTCATGCCGTTCGGCATTCAGGGCACGGCTATCGAGGTCTATCAGAGCCGCGTGTGGATTTCGACCACGCGCACCAAAGTCAAGACGTTCTTCAGCGCGCCCGGTTCAGCGGTCGACTTCAGCCCGAACGATGGCGGCGGCGTATTCCCGGCCACGGACTCGGTCCTGCGGTATCAGTGGATATCGCTCATCCAGTCGAACGGCTTCCTGTACCTCATCGGCGATTCGTCGGTGAACTATATTTCCGGAGTGACGACGGCAGGCTCTCCGGTTATCACGACCTTCTCGAACCTCAACGTCGACCCGCAGATCGGATCGCCCTGGCGCGACAGTGTGATCTCGTACTCGCGCGCCGTGATCATGGCGAACCCGTTCGGCATCCATGCGATCTACGGCGGCTCGGTGCAGAAGATTTCGACGCCGCTTGACGGGGTGTTCGGGAGCGCGTCGACGACCCTCGTGCTCAACAACCCCTCGTCGGCGGTCGCGGAGGTGTTCGGCGTCCACGTCTACATGCTGCTGCTGCCGATCACCGACCCGATCAGCGGGCAAGAGGTCAACACGCTGTTCATGTGGGACGGCAAGCGCTGGTGGGCGTGCCAGACGAGCATCGGCCTTCTGAAGATCGCGACCGAGGAGTGGGGCAGCACGATCAACGCCTACGGCACCGACGGCATCAGCATCTATAAGCTGTTCACGACGCCGAGCCTGCTGACGACCAAGACCATCCAGTCGAAGCAATGGATGCGGCCGTCGGTGAACGTCGAGAAGAAGGCGATGCAGATGTACGCTTTCTGGCAGACGAACGCCAACGCAACGCTGAACTTCACGGTCGACACCGAGAATGGCTCGACCGCGGTGACACAGGGATCGTTCACCTCGACGACCGGCACGACGACATTCGCCAGGTCGAACGCCGGCGACAACCTCGGCTATGCTATGGGCTTCACGATGACATCGAACAGCGTCGATTTCACCATCATCAACATGACGTTGCTCATCAAGCAGCAGAGGCTGAAGGTATGACGGCGACCCTAGACCGGCTCGAGCGCGAAAAGGAAGCGCTACACCGTGAAATCAGCCTATACGCCGATGCGCCGGCATTCATGGACAGCGACGTCATCAACCGGCGGATTTCCAAGGTGCGCGCGCGGATCGGCGAGATCGACGCGGCGCTAGAAAAGGTCGCGGAATGAGCGCGGCGCAGTTGTTCAATATTCCCGTGACCTCGGAACAGCGCGCCGAGTGGGTGTTCGCCAATGCGTCCTCGCACAACAGCATCGTCGACGCGATCCTGGCGCAAAAGGGCCAGAATTTGACCCGCTTTTCTCTCGATCCGCTGAACCCGACGAACATTCAGGACTTTCTGCTCGGGCACCAGTTCATGCACGACCAGATGGACCAAGTTCTCGGCATCGGAGGCAACGACTACACGTCGTTCGACCCCAACGATCCGAGCGCCGTGGATTATTTGTGGCAACAGCATGCCAATGAGCATATTTTGGCCGAAACTCAGCTTGGGATATCGTCATGAGCGCCAGACGCCGACCCTACAAGCGACCGGGTCCGAAAGCACCGGAGCCGAGAGCGAAAACCATCCCGATCATGGGCAAGCAGCCGAAACTTGAGGCCGGCCAGCTATCCCGTCCCGAAATGCACGAGCGTGCGGGCGCATATTCGTCCGAGCCGACCACCCTCCCCGATCCGAGAGCGAAAATGATCGACACATCGTACGAGTCCACCGTTCCCCGTCGCGTCGTGGAGGCCGAAATCGACGAACTGCTCGACTGGGCCATGCCGCGGTTCAAGCATCGGTGGCCGCGCTGCACCGAGCAGACCGTTCGTCCGTTCCTCATCATGGCGCTGCGCAACGGGCGGTATTGCTTCCTGCGCACCGGCATGGCCATCGCCTTGTTCGAGGCGGTGACCGACTGGACCGAGCCGGAGCGCGTGGTCAAGACGATATTCGTCGAGACACAGCCTTCGCGCGGCGTGCGCGGCACCGGCAAGCTGTCGGACGGGACCGAGATCACCGACCCGGCCGCCGCACCCGGCATCTATCGCGCCGTGAAGTTGGAACTGCCCAACCTGTATAAGGCCGGGTTCAAGTGGGCGATCGACATCAGCGCCGCCGAGTTTTTCTACGATGACTCGACCGGCGCCGACGTAGAGCCGATTGCCGAACTTCTCGGCAGCGACGGACGGCGCATCACACATTCGGTCAACGTCAAGGCGGCGCTTGAGCGGGCCGAAGCGGCGAAAGTGGCTCTGACGGAGATGGCGGCGGAATGATCGCGGGACGCATCAAGGGGGCGACCCGATATTTGGGTGCCCCAATCGGTTGGGAGCCGGATGAGCAAGGGCCGTGCGCGCATCTCGCTATCTGGGACCACGAGACAACGGCTGGCGAAGCGATGGCGAGCGTCTGGGAGCCAACACCAGATGAACTGGATCGCCTCGCGAATGGGGCAAAGGTCATTCTGACAGTTTGCGGTCACATTCACCCGCCAGTGTCTCTCAAGGTCGGCGCCGTGCCAAAAGACGAGGGCCCGGGGTGAGCCACCAGCCGTTCATCTGTCTTTCGCTTCCAAGGTCGCGCAGTCATTGGCTCGCGCGCTTTTTGTCGTATCGCGACGTCGCGTGCGGCCACGAGGAAGCGCGCCACATCCGGGGCGTGGACGATGTGCGGTCTCTGCTGTCGCTCCCGTACGCCGGGTCCTGCGAGACAGCGGCCGCCCCGTTCTGGCGGCTGATCGTCCAGATGCGTCCCGATATCCGGATTGTGACCGTGCGCAGGCCGGTTTCCGAGGTCGTACGGAGCCTGATCCGCCTCAATATCCCGTTCGATGAGGCAAAGCTGACGAAGAACATCACGGCGCTCGACCGCAAGCTCGACCAGATCGAGGCCCGCGTCCCCGGAGTGCTGTCCGTCAACTACACCGATCTTTCGGGCGAGGAAGGGTGTCGGCGCGTTTGGGAGCACTGCCTGCCGTATGCATGGGACCAACACCGATGGTTCCTGATGAGCGGGCAGAATATGCAGATCGATATGCACGCGCTCATGCGCTACCGGATTGCGTTCGGCGACCAGATGTCCCGCGCCGCGGCGTTGTGCGCCCGCGAAATCCGCTCGACCATCCTGCGCAACCGACAGCCGCGCGAACTCGACGGCATCACCTTCCAGGAAGAGACGTTCGACCAGTGGTGGGAAGGCGGGCAAAAGCTGTTCGCCGAGCACTGTCTCGACGTCGGCGAGACGCATGACGCCTACCTGCGCAAGAATGTGCCGCTGATGAAGCGCCTAGCCGAACTCGGCGCGGTGCAGTTCATGACGGCGCGGTGCAACGGTCGCATGTTCGGCTATCTTGTGACGGTCATCGGCCCCTCGCTTGAGGACGAAAATCTTAACATCGGGACTCAGACGACGTTTTACGGCTCCCGCGATGTTCCGGGCCTGGGTCTGAGGCTGCAAAGGGCCTCGCTGGACGCGCTCAAGCGCCGCGGGGGCACCTGGGACATCATCCCGCGCGCTGGCGTCCGGGGTAGCGGGCAGCGCATGGAAGCGCTTTACCGGCGGCTCGGAGCGGAGGATAACGGACGTCTGTTCCGCATCAGGCTGGAGGAGGCCGCGTAACATGGGACTTGGAGCAGCGGCGGGTGGACTTCTGGCATCGCTCGGCGTGGGCGAGGCGACGGCAGGCATTCTCGGCCCGGTCCTGGCAGACGCGGCTATCGGGACGGTGGGATCGGCCATTACCGGCGGAGACCCGCTGACCGGCGCGCTGATTGGTGGCGCAGCCGGCGGCATCGGCGACCTCTTTGGCGGCGCTGGCGGCATTGGTGGCCTGTTCGGAAGCGGGGCGGATGCGGCGACGCCAGGGCTGGCATCAGCGGGAAGTGCAGCAGCCCCGGCTTCCGAAATCGCCTCACCTGTGACAGGAGCGATACCGGCCGCAGGCGCGGCCGGGGCTGGCGGAGATATCAGCAGTATCGCGGGTTCGACCGGTGCGACGACAATAGGCGCCGGAGCCCCGAGCATCGCCCCGGCGGCGCTGGACCTGTCCACGGCCACGCCCGGCGCTGTGTCGGTCGGCGGTGCCGGTCTCAGTCCCGCGTCCATCACCGGAACCAGCCTTGCCGCGCCCGGCGCTGCGGGAGGAGCGGGCGCCATCGGTGGGGGCGGTGCGGGAGGCTTCGTCCCATCGGCGGCTCCTGCGCTCGATACCACCGGCATCTCGCCCGACATTCTGGCCGGTAATGCGCCGAGCCTGACCCAGCCGACAGACACCCTGGCCGGCGGCGGTTCGTTCGGCAGCAGGGCGCTCAACTACGTCAGCAACCATCCCGGCTTGGCGCTGGGCGGTCTCGGCCTCGGCGCGTCGCTGCTCATGAATTCGTCGGTCCCCGGCCTGGACTCGCTCCAGACTGAGGCGGGCCTGCTCGCGCAGAAGGGCAATTCTGCGGCCGGTGCGCTGCAGTCCGGCCAGTTGCCGCAGGGCGCGCAAGCCTCTCTAGATCAGGCCACCGAAGCGGCCAAGGCCACCATGCGCAGCCGGTTCGCCGGTCTCGGCCTGTCCGGCTCGACGCAGGAGGCTGAAGCGCTGTCCGGCATCGACCAGCAGGCGGCATCGCAGAAGTACCAGATGCTGCTGCAACTGACGCAGACCGGCCTCGGCGAACTCGGACAGGCCGACAGCCTCTACGGCACGATCCTGAATGCCGAGGTCGCGCAGGACGCTAACGCATCGAACGCGATCAGCCGGTTCGCGGGAGCACTGGCTGGCGGGGCCGGATAATGGCTGATCCGACGATTGATCCGAACGCGACGGTGACAGGCGCGCCGCCAGCCGATACAGCGACTACACCGGCAACCGCAGCTACGCCGCCGCAAAATACCCCGCAACCGCCGTCAACTTCTTCTCGACCGGCTGCAACCGCCGTTGCGCCGCGAACCGGCGGCGGCATGGCGGGCACCGTTGCGGCGATACGGCAAGGTTATGCCGACCAGGCGAGCCATCTGGACGACCAAGCGAAGGCGATGATCGCGCAGATCGGCAAGCAGGGCGATCAGCTCGGTGAGGCGATGAAGCGCGTCCGCGATGCGCAGGACAAGGCCGACGAGGCGCAGACCGCCGCGACGAAGGCGCTCGCCGCACCGCCGAAGCACCCGGAGCAGGATTCGCTAAAGAAGATGGGCGGTCTGGCGACCGTCGTCGGCATCCTGGGCGGCCTGTTCACGCGCGCGCCCATGACGGCGAGCCTCAATGCCGCCGCCTCGGCGATAGAAGCCTATAACAAGGGCGACGAGAAGAACTACGAACTCGCCTACAAGCAGTGGCAGACGCAGACCGACATGATGTTCAAGGTTGCCGAGATGCAGAGCAACCGCGTCAAAGAGATCATGTCGAACGAGGAAATGGGCCTCAACGAGCGCAAGACGATGCTCGACCTGACCCTGCGCGCGGCCGGCCTGTCGCAACTCGCCGACGCGGCTCGCATCAACGGCGAAAGTGTCGTGCTCGACTGGCAGGAGAAGATGCAGTCGGCGGCGCAGCAGTTCAAAATCCACGAAGACACGGTAAAGATGCACCATGAGGACCGCCTCGATGCGCTGCGTGCCCGCGAGGACGCTAAATGGACGCTGATGACTGGCGTGGGTGACGATGGGAAGCCGCAGCAGTTCTGGGTGAACCCGTCCGAGCGTAAAATCGAGGACATGAACCGTCAGCCTGTCAATTACACGCCGACGAACCTGACAAAGGCCGCATCTGGTGCCGCGATCAGCGATGATGCAGCGGATTTCATCGCCGATGGTCTGTTGGCCGGCAATCGGCAGGCTGCGACTGGTCTGGCTCGCAACGCCGCCAACATGGCGAAGGTCGATGAGGCGCTGACTCGCAAGGCGAAGGAAAAGGGCGTCAGCGGTGCTGATCTGGCGGCGATACAGGCCGAATTCCAGGGCAACACTGCTGGCGAACGCGCTGTCGGCACGCGCACGGCTAACATGGAGATCGCAGCGAACGAGGTCAAAAATATGGCTCCGCTCGCGCTCATGGCGTCGGAGAAAGTAGATCGGACGCAGTACCCGACCCTCAACTCCGTTATTCTGGCGGCCGAGAAGGGCTCGGGCGACGAAGATGTCGTGCGGTTCGGCTTGGCTGCGAACTCTCTGATCTACATGTACGCCAAGTTCCTGAACCCAAACGGCATCCCTACCGACGCCGACAAGGCAAAAGCCGCCGACATCCTGTCTACTGCGTGGGCTAAAGGACAGTTCCGGTCCGCAGTCGATCAAATCCAGCAGGAGATAAAAGTCGGCAAAGAGGGGTTGAGCGAAACAAAAACCGAGCTGCGGGACTCTATGTCTGGTCGCGGCTCTACGAGTTCTCAGCCGACGCAGACTCCCGGTGCCCATCCCCCTATTCCCGCAGGTGTCCCGATGGACAAAAGCCCGCAGTGGAGCCCGAGCACCGGAAAGTTCTGGTGGAAGGACGATAGCGGTGCCTGGCAGTCGAAGGCTCCGTGATGGCAGATCAGCCGCCCAATGACCTCGTGCCGGTGAACGCTGGTGCCGGCGGACCTCCGTCCGATCTGGTACCAGTGTCTAAGTCCCCCGCAGCGCCGCCGTCCGCGCCGCAGAGTAAATTCGGGTCGCTCGGCCAATTCTTGTCCGGAACACCGTCGTCGCCCGGTAAGGACCCGACCGTCCAGGCGTCGAACGACCCGGAGAAGACCTACTATGACGTTCTGCCGCTCGCGCAGAGCAAGAAGACCGGGCAGTTGGAACTCGCCTATCCGAAATGGGCTCGCGCGCCGCAGCAGAGCGCCGATGTGCTTCAGCAGGCAGCGGAGGGCAAGCGCCAACTGACGCCCGGCCAGATCGGTCTCGCTGGAATGGATGTGGCCGGGTTGTCACCGACATCGACCGTCCGAGACATGGTTTCCGGACTTGCTCGTGAGGCGCCGACCACGCTGAAGATGGCGAAGGATTTCGACACATCGATAAGTAAGGAGACGATTGCCGCCCTCAAGCGCGCCGCCGCTGGCGATCCCGACCGAGCCGCTGCGAAGCTGACCAACAAGGCAATCGAGAAGATCAACAAGCGCGCTGCCGCAGACGAGGTGACGGCGCAGAGCGTGATGGACGCGCAGGCTGTCGCAAATGCTGCCGGCAATAAGACCACGCTGCTCGACATGGGCAAGAACCTCCAGGGTCTCGGCGGATCGCTCTATCGCACGCCGGGAAGGGCGAGCGCCGACCTTCGCAAGTTCCTAGACGCCCGCGTAGAGGCTCAAAAAGGCCAGCTGACCGGCGGGATTGAAGAACTCGCTAAGGGTTCGTCGTACGACACCATCAACAGGTTTTACGCGGAGAGGTCCACCGCCGCGCGACCGCTCTACAAGGAGGCCGAGAGCGTCGCGCCGATCTATTCCGACCGGCTGAAGGAGTTCATGGGCGACCGCGAGTTCCGGGCGGCAATGTCGCGCGGCGCGCGGAATGAAATCCGCGAGGCGATTGCCGAAGGTCGCCCCGTCCACAACGAGGACTACGCCATTGTCGGCTGGAATGAAGCCGGTGACCCGGTTATCGGCCCAACGCCGACTATGAAGACCCTCATGCTCGCCAAAGAGGGCATGGATGCGCGCATAGCGGAGATGGTAGACCCGGCCACGGGGCGCATTACCAAGGACGGCTTGGCCCTGAAGAAGTTCAAGGACGCCTATTTGAACGAACTCGACAAACTCAACCCGAAGTACAAGGCGGCCCGGGAGGCATGGGCAGGCCCGACCGAAAGCGCACAGGCCGTGGACGCCGGTCGGAAACACTTCAGCCGCGGCGAGACCGACCCGCAGGTGCGGGCCGAGTTCGATGAATTGTCCGACGCCAACAAGGACTTCTATCGCCTTGGCGCGGCAGAGGCGAAGCTCGACCAGATGCGTGCCGGTCCCAAAGCTGGCGATCGGTCAAAGCGCATCGTCAATTCGGACAAGGACGAAGACCGCTGGCGCATGATGTTCGATGACAAGGACAGCGCCGACCGGTTCATCAATTCCGTCGAGGCACAGAGGCAGGCATTCGAGACGCGTACGAAGATCGCGGGCGGATCGCAGAGCCTTGAGCGCGCCGCCGAGGACCAGTCACAGGGAATGGATGATTTCCTCAAGGTCATAGACGTTGCCGGAAAGGCCACCACTAACCCGCTTATGGCGGCGATCAAGGCTTATCAGATGAAGCGTGATCTCGGCCTCCGCAACAACCCTGCGCTGAATCAGGAATTGGTCCGCATCTTGACCGACCCTAACCTCCGTACGGGACCGGGGCCGAACCTGTTGAGCAAGGTCGCAGTGCCGCCCCGCCAAAGCTATCTTCCCGACGTCTTAGGCACCAAGCCGGGCGCTCCCCAATAGCCGATTAGAACACTACCCGCTGACCGGCATTTTCCTGTGTTTCGCAGAGTTTAGCCGCTTCTCGGACACATTTCCGCTCTTTCCTCATGTTGTTGCGTTGGCCGGTGTCGCGATAATCCCGGTCCATGGCTGAAATCCGCATGCCCAACGATGACTTGCGCGCGAAGCTGGATCGGCTCGCCGAAAAGATCGTCGATGGCGTCATGGAGGACCAGGAAGCGACACGGCGTGAGATGACCGAGGCGCTGAAGACCGCCAGCCAGTGGTGGAGTTCGTCACGCAAGGGCGAGCCGGCGACCGACGAGCCTGGGTCCGCCTGGAAGCAATACCAGAAAAACATGAACGGAGGCACCAATGGGAAGACCCACTCGGCTTAAGGTGCTCGGCGACCGCCCGGTGCCGATCGATCATGGCGGCGAACCGGACCTGCGCAAGGTGATCGAGGCGTTCCCGGCGGCTGCCGGTGCGGGCCCCGAGATGTCACTTGAACGGCAGATCGAGACGCCGCCGGAGCTCGACCCCACGGCCGCGGCGATTATGGAAATGCTCCGCAAGTCGCACGACCGGATCGAGGGGAGCGTTCAGCAGGCTCGCCAGGAAGCCGCGCAGGCCACGCATGCAGCGACCGAGGCGCTCACCCGCACCGCAGGAATGGCCGACATGCTCACCGCCCTGCCGGAGCGCGTCGAGGCTGCGGAACAACAGGTGACCTACGTCGCCGAGCGGGCCATTGCCGCCATCGCACAGAGCGACCAGCAGAACAAGACGCTCGCTGCGGCAAAGGCCGCAACCACCATCGTCGCGGCGCAGAAGATCGGGGAGCGCATCGGTGCGTCTCTGGCCGCTGCGCTCGACCGCCTGCCCGGCCTCGTCATGCTCGGCGCCACCATCGTGCTGTTCCGCGACGTGCTGCCAGAGCCGAGCACGATGAAGCTTGCTGCCTTGGCGCTGTTCGGTGCCTGCGGCGTTGCGCCGGCCGTGTGGCTGTCCTCGCGGAGGAAGTGATGCCGACCAGGAAGCCGACAACCAAGGCCGGGAGGGCATCGAAGGTCCACAAGGTGATGTCCGAGTTCAAGCACGGCGCGTTGCATAGCGGGTCGAAGTCCGGCCCGCCCGTGAGCAGCCGCAAGCAGGCGGTCGCCATCGCGCTCAGTGAGGCCGGGAAATCGCGCAAAGGCAAAAGGAGCAAGCGGTGAAGCTTCTGAAGCGGCTCGGCTTGGCGGTCGGCCTCACGCTCCTGCCGATCGCCGCATTCGCGCAAACCGGCAATTGTCCAGCCGGCAGCCAGCAAGCTCGCCTCATCACCGGCACCAGCTACACGGTCGGCCAGACCGACGACTGCCAGCTCCTGGTGTTCAGCAGCGGAAGCTCGATCACCGTTAATCTCCCCGCGCCGGGCACTGCGGGCGGCTTTCGGCCTGGGTATTTCACGGTCCAGGTCCAGACCATCGGCGCGGGCACCGCGACGGTAACGCCGCTCGCGCCGTCCGTGCCCTTTGGTTCGCCCGCGCCAACAATCAACGGCACCGCCACCCTGGCGCTGACAAGCGGCAATGGCGCGCTGATCTCGGTCGGCACAAATTCCAACTGGTATGCGATTGTGGGCGGCGGCGGTGCCGCATTCAACCCGGCCTCGCCTCCCCCGATAGGGAATGTTACGCCGAACACGGGCAAGTTCACGAACCTGACCGTCACCGGAACCTGCACGGGCTGCCTCACCGTCGACCCGACGCAAGCCTATACTTGGACCGCGCTGCAAACTTTTTCCGGCGGTATGTCGAATATAACGCCAGCGACGAATGTCGTTGGCAATATCTTCTTCCAGCAGAGCACGACGAATGCGCCAACCACGGCGGATTCCCTATTCCGGCCTATCTACTGGTCGGATATCCTGAATACGCCGAGTTCCGGGTCATCGGGCGGCATCCATGAGCATTTTTTCGTTGAAACCGACACGAACTTCAACGGCACGTTTACGCAGTCTGGCGAATACAATGGGATGCACGTCTTCGCCAAGGACATCAACGTCAGTTGCGCGAACAGCACGAGTTGCGTGAGGTCAGGACGCCTGGGCGGATACGAGTTCAGCGGCACCAATGATATCGACAATACCGGTTCGCTGACGCCGTTCTACGACGTGTTTGTGAACAATGCCAGCGGGTCTATCACTCTCTATCAGGCTTTCTCTTCTGGCCCGGTGAACAACGGCACAATCGGCACGTATGCCTTTCTGGAATATGACGGGATTACTGGAAACCAACCGACAGTTGCCAATTACTCTTTCCTGTCCAAGTCCACATCCGCGATCTTTGACCACGCAGGTCCGATGGTTGTTGGCGTTGTGGGAACCACTTCGGGCGGCTCACAACTCTTTATTAAGGGTGTAGGGACCGGCTCGGGCAGCGACCTGCTGGTCAAAGATTCAACGAATGCGATCAAGTTCAACCTGACCGATAATGGCAATCTGACGCTCACTGGCGAAGTATCTGGCGCGTCGAATATCCGCGCCATTCCCATCGGCCTCGGTGCGGCGTCAACCGGCGCGTTTACGACCCTCACTGCCAATGGCACGGTCAACCTCAATGCCAGTAACAACGCAGCGACGAATATCGGTACGGGCACGACGACCAGCGCCGTCACTATCGGCGGCGCGAGCAACACGACAATCGTCGCGAGCGTTTTGCTCAACACCGGCATCACCGCTGACACCGGCCATACCGATGCGACCGTTTGCGAAGACACGACAACCCATCAGTTTTATTCGGGCACCGGCACGCTCGGGGTGTGCCTCGGCACATCGAGCATCCGGTTCAAGCACGACTGGCGCGAACTGTCCGGCCTCGGTCTAACGCAAATCCAGGCGCTGAAGCCCGGCACGTTCTTCTACAAGAAGGGCTATGGCGACAGCGGCGCGCACCAGCAAATCGGTTTCCTCGCCGAAGACGTGGACAAGGTTATTCCGAAGCTGGTGGGCCGCGATTCTCAGGGAAAGCCGTCGTCCGTGGACATTCTCGGGATGGTCCCTGTGATGGTGAAGGCTATGCAGCAGCAGCAGGCGGAAATCGCAGAACTCAAGGAAGAGGTCGCGCTGCTTCGCAGGCACCGCCACTGAAACATGGAGTGCGTGAACATGAAATTCCTCGGTCGCTTGGCGCTGGCAATCGCGCTGCTCGCCTCCCCGGTCGCCTTCGCACAGAATAGCGCGACCTGCCCGGCCTACACGCTCGGCGCCGCATCGACCCCGATCACGGCCACGACGTACACCATCGGACAGACGGACCAGTGTCTGCTGAAGGTGTTCAACAGCGGTTCCGCCGTGACGGTGAAGCTGCCGCCGTCCGGTACCGCCGGCGGATTCTACCCGGCCTTCCCGGTCAGCGTGTGGAACATGGGCGCGGGCACGGTCACCCTGACCCCGCAGGCCAATATCGCCGGCACTACACCGACCATCAACGGGCAGAGCACGCTCGCGCTGACGCAAGGCCGCGGCGCCCAACTGTCGATCGGTAGCGACGGCAATTGGTACGCGAACACGAGTTCGACCGCGGGCGGCGGCGCGACCTTCGGCACGATAACATTCGGATCTGGCTCGACCGTCGGCGGCACGCTATCGGGCGGCGCGAGCGCGGCGACCATTGCCTCGACCGGCGGCCCGCTCATCGTCGATGCACCATCGACCAACGGCGTCTATGTCGGCGGATCGACAACGGCTAACTCCGGCCTCCAAGTCGCGCCCGGCACCGGAACCATCGTCAACCAGGTCGTCCTCACCCCGGCGGCCACCGGCACCGCGCCGAGCGTAGCGGCCGGTGGCCCGAGCGCGGATGCCAACGCCAATCTGAGCGTGGCGGGCACGGGCACGGGCATCGTGCTGCTGGGGCAGACTATCTGCACCGTGACCGGCGCGACGCCGCAGACCTGCAACGGCCAGCGCGGCATCGTCACGACCGGCACGCTCACCACGGCCACGAGCACGGCATCGACGTACCAGATCAACAATTCGTCGGTCACCACGTCCTCGATGGTCCAATGCACGCTTCAGGCATATTCCGGCACCTACTTCACCAACGGCATCCCCGTGATCCTGGACTGTAAGCCGGGCTCTGGGTCGATCACGGTCGATTTCGCCAACATCAACGGGACCAACGCGCTGAACGGCACGCTTGCAATCGGCTTCGCGGTCCTGAACTGAACGTGAGGTCGAGATGCGCAAAAATAGGGTTTCCGCCAGTGTACTGATCGCCGTCGCGCTTCATCTTTCGCCCGCACTCGGACAGCAGCAACGGCAACCTCCATCACTGCCTACGCAGACCGCAGTCACGATTTCGATCCCGCTCGTCGGCGTTCCATCGTCGTTGGCGGGCAGCGGCTCCTGGACGTCACAGTGCATCCAGATGAGTTATTACCGCGCCTACACGCTGTTCGTCGGGCTTGCCGCAGCAGGCACGATCCAGTCGCAGCGTTACGCCGACGCCGCCTGTACGCTCCCTATCGATGCCGTGCCGTCCAGCGCGCAGGCGCTGACGATGGGGGCATCTTGTCCATCGGCGGGCTATTGCGGCGCGTTCTCATCCAATGACGGACACCCTTTTGTCGCGCTCAAGGTAACGCTGACCGACACATCCACCTCGACCAACGCAATCGTCAGCACGGCATTCCTTCCCGGAGCCGAGTGATGCTAAAGCGCGCATCAGCCGCGTTCGCGCTCGCCGCCACGCTGATCTCCACCACTACACCGGCGCAGGTCCAGCCGTCCGGCGGCAACTTCACGCTCGGCCACGGCGTGCGGGTGATGAACTCGGCCGGAACCGCAATCGGCGACGCCGGCGGCGCGGCGGGCACAACGAGCGGGCAGACGAACTATCTCACCGAGCTCGGCATCACCAACACCGGCACGCCGCTGTGCATCAACGACGCCTTCACCAACGCTGTCGGCGGCTATCATCAGATGTGCTTCGGCGCCAAGGCGCTCGGCGGCGGTCTGATCTCGTACAATGCCTATAACGGCGCGTCGGCGCTCGGCCTGTTCTTCAACATCAACGGCACGACCTACGGCTTCCCGGGGCCAGGCAACGGCAACGTCATGGGCCCGGTGTCGTCGATCGATGGCGACATGGCCGTCTTCAACGGCACCAGCGGTACGATCATCAAGGACGGCGGTCCGCCGGCAACCTTCGTCGGCACGACCGCCGCGCTTCAGGCGCTGGCCGTCGCCGGCCGGGGTGGCGGGTACTCGGTCCTGCGCGGCGGCTATTACGTCGTCGGTGATGCGTCCACGGTGCTCTATTCGCTCAGCACCTCGCCGTGCTCTCTGAATGCGGGCGCGGGAGACGGTGGCTCGCAGGTCGCATCGACCACCGCAGGCTATTGCTGGATTCTCGGATCGGTGACGGCCTATAGCGTCAAGCAGTGGGGCGCGACAGGCAGCTCCGCGTCGACCACCGGCAACATCACGGCGAGCAGCGGAGCGCTAACCATCGGCTCGGCGTCGGACTTTCAGAACAAGCAGCAGATCGACATCTTCGGCGCCGGCGCGACCTTCACCGGCGCACAGGCCACGAGCGTCGGTATCGCGACCGGGGGCACGACCGGTTCCACGGCCTGGTGCGTCCGCATCGTCACCGTCGATAGCCACCTCGCCTATAGCGCCGCGACATCGGAAGTGTGCGACTCGAACGGCATCGCGATGCCGAACACAACCAATGCGCCCGATCCGCGGCAGGTTGTGACATACACGGACGGGTCCACCACCGGCGGATCGAACCTGATCTATATCGGACAAACGGGTGCCGAGATTTGCGCCGGGTCGCAGTCGCATAACAGCCCGTTCCTCGGCACCTGGACATACTACGGCTTGACCCAGGCAACGTGTCCGTCGTGGGCTCCGACCTCTCCGCCGGCGCAGGCTGGTAAGGGCGTACTCGTGACCACGATCACTGCGGGCGGAGGGACGACGTCGCTCACTGTGTCGCCGACCGCCACGAACACGGCGTCGGGCGCGGTGGTCAAACATGACGACACGGCCGCGATCCAGGAAGCGCTCGCCAGCGTGCAGAATACCGTATTGCCGGCGGGCAATTACCACATCACCAGCGGCCTCACACTTAACCAGTCGGCGGGGCAGAGCCTGTCGGGATGCGGCAGCCAATGCGCCCTCCTGGTGCCAGACGGTATCTACGACGTGGTTTCTCTGCTCCAGACGACGGTGCCGGCCACGAGCTTCAGCCAGGAGGTTTCTGACTTCGGAATCACGGCGAGCGGCATGGCCGGCGGCTATTGCATGACGATCAACGGCGCGAACCGACCCTATGTCCGCAATATCCAGCCGAATTCCTGCTACAACGACATGCAGATCACCGATTCGTTCATCGGCACGATCTTCCGCTACTGGGCGATCAACCAGCGTCGCGGCGACTACGGCTGGTATCTGTGGGGCACCGGCAGCGGCGTGGCGGCGCAGGCGGGCGTCTACGACATATTCGACGTGAACACGTCGTCCTTCTACCAGGGCGTCGGCATTCGGATTAACGGCAACGTTGCGTCGCTGCGTACGTACAAGTTCGGGATCGAAAGCGGACCCACCTGTATGGTGGCTGACAATGCGATCGGCGCCGGGACGCTGCCGACCTATGCCGATATGTACAGCATGGGGTTCAATGCCTGCTTCCTGCACGCGATCTCGCTCACCGCGACGCAGAACTACGTATTCTACAAGGCGTATGTGCAACAGAGCGGCCCGGCCAGCGAAGCGGTTTATATCGATCAGACGGCTTCGCAGACGAAGTTCGACAGCAGCACGATCACCACCGCAACGGGCGGAAACGGGATTACGAACGGCGGGTTCGCGACCGAGATCGCAAACACGGACATCGTCAGCGGATTGGCTTCGGCGGCGGGCATCGAATGCACATCGACCGCCGTCGACATGACGATCAACGGCGGCACCACGCACAACGTTGTCGGGTTGGTTCAATCCACCACGTTGAACTACGGCCTCCTGCTCGACAGCGGATGCGCCAACTGGCACGCGGATGGCGTGTTCCGGGGCAAGCTCGAAGATACCGCGAACAGGGCCAACAACACCGAGGGGGTGCTGAATGGCGTGTCGTACCCGGTGCCGAACAGCCATGTAAACGCAGCAGGAGGCCAGTCTCTGACGGTCGCCAGCTTCCCCAACCTGTATCTCGGCACCACGGGCAACCAGGCGTTTTTCGACACCACCGGCTATGCCTCGACGCCGACCTATACGACCGACACCGCGGCCAATATCCTCGGCGCGTTTGCATCGCCTTATGTCGGACAGCAATTCACGATCATCTGGCGCAACCATTCAAACAACACAGTCACTGTCGCTGGCGGGTCGGGCGTCACAATGTCGGGCACGACCATACCGGCGAGCGGCGGGACAGGCATGGAGAGCCAAACGCGGCTCGTCGGCACGATCACGAACACCGGATCGCCCGCCCTTACGCTGAAGGTCTGTGCGAACCTCGCCGGAGCGTGCTGACAGCGTGTCGGCGGCGGACGTATCCAGGGCGTTGGGAGCGCCCTTTCAACCACACAGAGGTGTCGGCCTCCATGCGTCCAACCAATAAGCCGGAGCCCGCCGGCCCGTACGAGCAGCACACGCTATCCGCCCTTGTTTCACGGGCGCAACCCGACTTTGCAGTAGTATTACTATCTGGCGAGGGCCACGGATTTGTCGCAGATTGGAGACAACCATATCCAGAGCAGCGGGTTAGATAATGAGTACAGGCATATCCAGCCACCGTCAGTCCGATGGAGACTCGCCTGCGGCGGTTCGCGCCCTGGAGCTCGCGATGGAGGCTAAGACAATCATCCTTCAGCATCAGAAAACGTGCGACGAGGATAGGATCGACCGGCGCCAGCAAATCGCCGATCTCCACAAGTCTTTGCTGGCGTCGAAGGAAGAGGTGCAGCGGGTCATCAATCGCGGCATGGCATGGGTCATCTGCATCCTGGTCGCGAGCATGGGCTACTTCCTCGTGACATTCGGCCTTCCAGGCCACCACTGAGAAAATCTCGACAAAACGGTGTAGTTGCGGTAAGCGCTTGTTCCTGACATTTGCTCAAGGGAGCGCGCACCGTGGCCGATACGCCCGCAACAGCACCCACCCCGACCGGCCAGACCGCCAAGACCGCCGCTGCGGCCGGTTCGGGCACGGCACTGACGATCATCCTGCTGTCGATTGGCCTGCACCTCAATATCCACCTCACCGAAGAAGAGGCGGTCGCGTGGACCGGCGCGATTACGGCGGCGGCCGGCTGGATCGGTCACAGGCTTGAGCGACGCCTGGACGCCAAGCAGCAGGCCGAGCTCGCCGCGCTCGAGACGGACGCCGCGCGCCTGGCGGCAAATCCCGCCGTCCAAGCGATAGTCTCCGACGCGGTATCGAGGGCGCTGGCGGGTGCAGCCGTTGCCCCCAAGCCGTCGACAGCCACCTCGGCCACTGTGTCGAGCGGCCCCGCGCAGGTCCAGTCCGGCGCAACCGTCACGCCGTCGAAGCCCGTCCCAATGCCCGGCACGGTGAGCGTGACAAGCGGCACCACGCCGATGTCCTCACACGCCACATCGTAAGGATCACTACACCATGAAAAAGCGCCACCAACACCAGCGTACCGATGTCCCGCTTATCGGGCTCCTACCGCGAAACCCAAAGCCTCGCGGCTATCGCTCTGCTCGGATCGGAACTCAGAACCGCCGGATCATCGCGCGTCGCGAATGGGAGGTCGATCAGGGGAACGGCAGCGTGATGCGGGAGTTCACCTTCCACGCCACCAAGGGCTATCGGTCGGCCCGCATCTGAACAGGGAGAATACCCATGAAAATTCGCCATCGCACTCCGAGGCAGAGGGCGCTCTTGTATAAGGTCGCCGCTGTCCAGGTCATTCTGGCCGCTCTCTCCGGCTGCACCTCGGCCCAAATCGCATCCGGCGTCGCCACCGCAAGCAAGTATCAGCAGGACGTGCAGAACGCCTGCGCCATCGCATCGGCCAGCGCCAACAACCCGGCGGCCGTGCTGCTCGGTGCGAGCGTCCCGGCGGTCGCCCAGGCGGTCAATCTGGTGAAGGCGTCGTGCTCGACCGAAGAAGCGGTTGCGTCGCTCGTACTGTCGCCAACGTCGGTGGCGTGGCTCGGAACGCTGAACACGACCATCACCAGCAAAGGCAAGACGGTACTGCCGCCGCCGGTCGCACCGACGTCGTGAGCGCTCTAGCCCGCATCATCCCGCGCCTCGCCTGCCTGCTGGAGGACGAACTCCTGCAGGTCGAGCAGATGCTACGGGATCATCGGCACACGCGGCGGGTTCGTGCTACAAGCGTGCGTCTCTCTGGTCTTCATTTCATCAACGCAAACGGAGATTTCCAAATGCCACAGCAGCAGCTTATCGTCGGCACTCCCTACACCGCCGCACTCGTCTTTACCGATGCCGAGGGCAACACCGGCGTCGGCCCCATCGGTTCCGTCACCGCGTCCGATCATGTCGTCACGGCGTCCTTGTCGGCCGACGGTCAGCACCTGAATGTCATCGCGACTGCGGCACCGTCCGGCCCCGTCACGATCACCTGGCACGACCCGAGCGGATCGATCGCCGACACGGATCTGGTCGAGATCACCGCGGAAGGCACGGGCGATGGGACGGGTGGTCAGACGGGCGGATTTCTTGCCACGTCGGTGGCGCTGTCCGGTGATCTGGTCGAGGGCACGTCCGCCTGATCGGCGGCGGGAATAGAAAGGTATCGAGGCCGGCGCCTACGGGTTGCCGGCCTTTTTCTTGCGCGCCTTCTCAATCTTTCTTTGGAAAATCTTCCGGGCTCAGCGTCTCGTCCTCATATAACGCCTGCTCAGCCCCATCTCTCGTCAGCACGAATAGCCAATCGCCGCCGAAGGTCGCTCGATTGTCGATTCGAACAGCGAGACCTTTCTTGCACATATCCATCCACGCGCCGTAATCGCCATGGCTTTCACCGGCAACGAACCTATTCCGATAGCTCTCTTTGCGTTTGCCGTCTAAGCCAAGTGCATGACGCGCAAGAGAAACCTCAGCGAAATAAAGCTGGCTGTGCTTCCAGCAGAATGCCCGGCTCCCGGCGAAAAGCTCGCTATCCCGCATCGGGCAGCTAAAATCACAGTGTTCGGTTCCAGCCATCATGCATTGGCCGCCGTCCATCAGGCCGCACTCATCCATGAGGTCGTCGTCTTCGTCGCGGTCGAAGTCGTCGGAATCGTAGTCATCGTCGAACCACCCGCGCTGCTCAGACATTCAGTCCTCCCGCCGGCTTGCGGATCTCGGCATTCACCGCCGCGACCGCCTCCGCCAGCCCCACCACAGCACCGATCAGCGGCTTGTTCGCCTGATCGAACGCCAGCATTTCGCGCGCCTTCCCGTCGGCAAACATCGGCGCGACGATCGCCCGGTAGCGGAGCAGATATTCCCCCTCGCTTTCGAACTTTTCCTCGCCGGTCGGGGTCATCAGCCGGTAGATCGCGTCCTCGTCGGAGGGTGCGGGCTCGGATTGCCCCGCCGCTGCGTCAATGGCCTCTCGGATATCGAGGCGCATCCGCTTCACCGTATCGGGATGCTTCTCGGCGATCCGGTCGAACACCTCGCGGTTGCGGTCCAAGAATGCGGTCAGCGCCGGGGCACTTGCGCCGCCGCCCAACCGCTTGCGTATCTGGTATGCCCAGTTCTCCTCGTTCTCCAGATCGCGCGTCACGCCATCGCCGAAAATCGCTTCCCACTTCGTTTGATCGCGCAGGGAGAACGCCTCCGACGGAGGCGGCTGCGTTGCGCTGACCGGATGAACTTCGGCGTCAACGATCAGCGCTTGGTCCTCAGCGCGGATGTATGCAGGACTTCCCTGGTCGACGGCGTCGTCGAGCGCCACAGCCAACTGCAGAAGGTCGATCGGGCACGACTTTGACAGTCGGCGCTTAACCGTCTTCTTCGCCATCTCGACGAAATCGGTGTTCCACGGCGTATCGGCGCGCTTCGTCTTCGACCGCGCCTTGATCCGCATGATCTCGTCCAGGCCCATCGCATCGACCAGCGGCGGGAACATCTTGCTTTCGAGGGTGGCGTAGGCGGCGATGATCTTCGTCTTGTCCGGCTGGCGCTTGCTGAAGTCGGGCCAGACCTTCGCATAGCCGCCGGTGCCGAGCATGATCTCGTACCGCTCGCCTTCGTAGATCGCATTGCCGCCGAGCAGGAAACCAGATCGGGCGGCGATGGTGCCGTACCCCTTCACGCCGGTGACGAATTGCGCCTCGCTGCCGTAGGGAATGATGAAACCCTGACCGGTCGGCCCATCGCATAGCAGGCCGAGCGTGCAGGCCGTGAAGGCCGCGCGCTGGAGTGAAACTGCGGTGCATTCCCGAAGCTTATATTCGCGCTCGCAGGCAATCATGATCGACTGCATCACGCGCTTGACCGGCAGATTGGCGTTCGCCGGGATGGCCTCGGCCATGCGCGGCACCAGCGGCTTGAAGTGGTTCTCAATGACGACGAGTTCAGCAGCCATGTTTCAGATTCCCAGTTCCTGCGGCAAGTCCGGACCGTTGGCCTGGCTGCAATATTGTGAAAGATCGGTCGGCATATCCTCGACCTTGGCCGTGAGACGCATCTGGACATGCGCCTTTACGACTTGCGTACGCTCCTTGACCTCGACGCGCGAGATATTGAGGCGCCGCCCGTGGAGCAGCATGGAAGCCGCATCGCCGGCCGCAGCCAGCAGCCTGACCTTGATCTCCTCGGCATCCTTTTTTCCGCCCGACTCCCGCGCCTTGGCGAACTCGTACGCCTCGATCATGAGCGCCAGTTCGATGGCGCGCTTGTCGTCGAAATCGGCTTCGGTCAGCACCTTCTCACGATCGGTGCGCGGCAGGGCAAAGATCAGCGCGGGGAGCTCAAGCGCACGGCCAAGCACTTCCGGTTCCCGCTTATGCCTCACGTCGTCCAGGAAGCGGGACGCTTCGGCGGCAATCTGCTGCTGCACCTCGCCGCCGGGTTCGCGCGGATAGAGGCGGAAGTCGTTGCCGCCGACGAGGCAGGCTATCGCGCCCCACTTCGGAATGCCGAACTCCGGATGCGGCGTCATGAGCTGCACCTGATGCTGAACCTCGACGTGATCGGGTGCCAATGTGTCGGTCCAGGTGTCGCGCCACCGCATCCAGTCGACGTTCTTAGCCTCGACGAAGCCAAGGCCGCGCTGCGGGTCCAGAACGTACCCGTCCGGCGTGCAGCCCACCGGCAGAGAGGGGTGGCGGAAGTACACCGCCTGGTCGTGCGGCAGAACCTCGGCGCGCAGTTCGTCAGCCGCCGCGCGCAGGATCGTGGGTTCGAGGCGCGAGCCCCATTCCATGCGCTCGTTCTCCTCGGGATCGACATCGAACCCCTCGGCGAAGTGCTGGTACATGGTGAATCGCGTGGCGTAAGGCGAGCGGTTGAGGATAGCCGGCATCTGGCTGGCGGACACGGTTTGCTTGGTGATGTCAGGCACTGGCGTTTCTCCTACGGTCGATTTCCTGTTGGGCGTTCCATTTCAGGTCCGCGTCCATATCGGCTTGGTTCAGCATCCAGTTGAGAAAGCCGGCCTCGACTTCGTGCCATGGCTTGCCGCGGAACTTGCCGAGCGGACACTTCGGGAGCAGGCGCGGCTCTCGGGACCACGCGACCATCTGCTTGGCGGTGATCGTGACCAGCAGCGCCTTGAGCAGATGCGCCGTCACGTAGGCGTCCGGCCCCGCCCGATGCGCCGGCATCGTCTTTTCGTGATCGGGATCGATTATGCTCTGATCCTGAAGCCAGTACCGCAGCGCGCCGTTGGAATGGCTCGGGGCATGCGGCCAGACGCGAAGGGCGCATTTATAGGTGCAGATGATCGGAACCGGCGGCTCGAAAAACTTGACCTCGAACTCGGCATTGTGCGCGGCCAGCACGACCACGCCGTCTTCCTCGATCTGAGCTCGGAAATCTCGCGGCACGAACGGGCCGGACGTTGCCAAGTCACGGATCGATATGTGATGCGCGGCACGGGCGCCGGGATCGATCGACGTGACGCCGCCGCACAGGCGGGACACCGGGTCGGCGATATTCCAGCCGCCCGCATCCTGCACCATGTCGCACGTGCCGACCTCGATCACCTTGGCTTCGGTCGGCTCCATCGCGCTCGTTTCGAAGTCGACAATTCGAATAAGTGACATCATTCCCCCTTGATTTCCGCCATCGTCGCCAAAGGCTGCGCGTCATTGAACGCATCCGTGAGCGCGTCATGCATCGCCGGATTGTCGGCCCAAATCTCGCGCGCCCGTTTCAGCGCGTCGGCACAGCGCCGATCTTCCTCGGCCCGCTGATCCTTGGGCAATTGATAATCCCACCCGGCGCGGCAATAACTCATCTCGCCGAGGCACTTGGTGAATTCGGTGATCAGGCCGGCGCTCATTTCCGGCTCTCCGGCGTGAACGGAAACACCATCGGCGCTGGCCCAGCCAAAGCGGCAAGGCTGGCATAGTGCTTAATGATCTCCGCGTTCGCCTCGATGGCGGCGCGTCGGACGATGACGGCGAGGTCGGCCGAGAAGCGCGCCCGGTCGCCGACGTTATCGGGCTGCCACCGGTTCGTGAACCACTCAATCTCGCGGGCCAGGACGGCATCGTTTCGCACCGCCTCGTCACGGTTGCGCGCGTCGGTCGCGTTCATCGGTTTCCTCCATCAGATTGCGCGATTAGGCGAAAAAGGACCGGCCGCGACGGACCCATATCGCCGTCATCGTCATGCACCCACCACGATCCGGTCGGCCATTTGCCCTCGTAGTGGCAGCGGTGAATTCCGGTCGATCCAGGCTCGATCACCTCAAATATCGAGCCATCCTTTGGGCAGTAGATCGCGTCGTTCCAGCCGAGTTCCTTGAGCCGGAGATAGCCGTCGAACATGTGTTTGATCGCTGACTGCACGTCCGGCATCAGGACGGCGCGGACGGCTTCATGGTCTTTCGCTGCTGCCGAAAGCGCGTCTGCCTCGTCCTTGCGGATCGGCTCGTGGCAGTGGGTGCCGTCCGGATTGCGGAACGTGGCATGGCCGACAATCGGGTTGTCGCTCATCTCTCTACACCGCTGATCTGATTGACCGACCGCGCACGCGTCGGTAAGAATTGGGGCGCACCGAGGGTCGCTAAACCCCCGGCGCGCAACGGAAGGTCTGTGGTCCCAGTCCCTTCCGGTTTCAGGCCCAAGTCGCGGTTGCGACTTTCCCCGAAATTCATGTGGGACCCGCAGTCACGGGCTCCTGCTCCCAAAGCCCGATGTACCACCGGGGAATTCACCCGGCCCGCGCCGTTGGCCGCATGAGGCGGCGGCGCAGACACATCGCCTTGTACCGCAGTTGCCGGGAAACTTAAATCCCGGGCGGGGCGTCTGGCCGTACGATAATCGGCAGCGATGTTGAAACGGTGGTTGAGCATCATGTCCCTGGAGCTAGGGTCTCTGTAGTGGAGGCGGGGTCTAGCGGGTGGCGGCTATTCCGTTTTCTCAGGTTGGGCAACGTGCCCATCCTCGATCACGATCACCTGGCCGCCGGCACCAGAGCGGACGCACTCCATCCAGACTTGGAAGTTGTTGTCGGCCGCCATGCCGGCGAGCACCGCCAGGTTCTTGTCGTCCAGCTTGTCGCCGTCCTTGATCCGGATGATGCGCAGTTCCGGATTGGCGGCCATCGCGAGCGCGCAGGACACCTTGAGCTGCTGTGCCGTGGACGCCTGGTCGAGCGGCAGACCGTCGAGCAGCACCATGCCATCGCCGAAGGACATGCCTTCCACCGGCATCTTGGCGCTGGCGATCGCGTCGGCGCGCTTCTTGGCGCGCTCGTCCATGGTGGCGGTGAGATCGCCGGCCTTGGCCTCCTCCGCCTCGGCCTGCTTGATCAGCTCGGCGCGGCGGTCAGCGGCATCGCATAGCTGATTGCTGCGCTGGCCGGACTCGATCTTGTCGACCATGGCGGTGACATCGACGAGCGGATCGAGCGGCTTCCATGTCGCCTGCTCGGCTTCCATGTTCGCGATCGAGGCGGCGAGCGAATCGCGGTTCGTCTCGAAATGATGCTTCTGGTTGTCCATCGCACCCTCGGCGCCGATCGTCAGGTCGACCTTTCTCTGCTCCAGGCGCTTGATCTCGTCGTCGATGCGCTTGATCTCCGCGTCGCGCTCGGCGGTGATCTTGCCGATGGCCGCACCATGCTGCTCGCGGCCACGCTCAATCGCTGCCTTGTTGTCGGCGATCTCGTCCAGCAGCTTCTGCCGGCGCCGCTGCTCCTGCTCGATGGCCGCGTTCGTTTTGCTGGCGTCGGTCATCTGCGCCATGAGTCCGCTGACGTCCACGCGTTCGGGCACCTCGACCGCCACGACCACACCGGCCGCCTGCGCGCGGAGATCCTTGGCCCGCCGGTTGATATCCGTCCGCTGGGCGAAATCATCCTTGTTCAGCTGCTCGAGCTCGTCGATGTCCTCGTCGATCTGGACAACGCCCTTGATCATGCTCATCTGCTCAGCCGGCTTCATGCCCATGAACTCGAGCGGATCGAACGCGATCGTCGACAGCAGGGCGTCCAGCATCGATTGCGGCTTGGGGTATTTCAGCCCCTCCGCGTTCTGGACGGTGAGGGTCGAGCCGCCGGCCGCAGTGAACGTGCGCGTGACGACGATCTCGCCCAGATCCAGGCGCACGGATGCCTTTTCCTGTCCCTTGCGCACCGGCTGGGCCGGCAGCGTCTTTTCACCGCCGAGCGCGTACCAGATCGAATCAAGGCATGACGACTTGCCCTCACCATTGCCGCCTGAGATTTGGATCAGATCCCCGGTCGGGGTGATTTCCACCGCGCTGATGCGCTTCACGTTCTCGGCCTCGAGGCGGACGATACGCATCTGGCGCTTCGGCTTGGCGGTGGTCGATTTTACCATGTTAGCGTTTTCGTTAAAAAGGTCGCTCATTCTGTCGTTCTCCCGGTCAGTGCATCAAAAAGGTGATCGGCTTGTGCGTGGCCCAACAAAGGGCGCAGGTCGCGCAACTGGTGGTCTTGTCGGTCTGCGCGGGGCAGACGATGGAGCCGGGGGGCGCGTCGGATACGCGCTCAACCACCGTGGTTCCGTTCTCGCCTGCCATGCCGGACGTGCGGACGGCGAACCGGTCCCACAGCGTGACCCGGCACGATTTGACTGCGCGACCGATCGGCGTGTCTGGTGCCCAGGCGGTGTACCCGAACACGCGCAAGGCCGGATAGTCTTCAAGCCACCGCGCCCACTGCCACACGTAGTCGACCGAATAGAAGTCGCCGAGCACGTGGAGCCGGACGACAAAGCCTTGCGGGTGGCGCAACTGCAGAACGGCGAGTTCGACCGACAGTCGCCAGATCAGCGCGTCACCGTGCCGATATCGTTTCGCCGCCTGCATGTGGTTGCCGTAGCACGAGGCATAGAGCGCGCAGGCCGTCGGGCACGTCGCGCGCTCTTCCAGTGCCAGCGTGTAGATCGGGAAGCCGCGCCAGTGGCCTTTGAGCACCTCGCCGCCCAGCTTGCGCGAATACGATCCCGGCTTGATGATCGGCTGGTCGCCAGTCGGATCGAATACGCGCGTCGGGAATAGAGTGCGCGCGCCGCGGATCGCGTCATGCCCCGGCTTAAGCACGACGCGGCGGGTGCCCTTGTGGTGCAGGTTCTCGCGGATGGACTGGCCGTCGATTGCGCCCTTGGTCGTGCCCATCGCGTGGGCGATTTCGGTCGCAGACAGGCCGGCGGCCCAATGTGCCCGAAGCTCGGCTCGCTTTTCATCGGTCCAGGTGATCATCGCGGCAACCCCGCAGCCATGTCGCGCCACGACAGGTACATGCCGAGCAGCATCACCAGCGGCCAGAACATGCACACGACCGACCAGAACCACGAATATCTGATGATGTCGGGATCGGTCTGGCCGTCGGTCGCGACGATCCACGCGTGGAACCGGACGCAGGTCCAGCCATATGCCAGCGTGGCGAGGAAGATGATCATTTCGCCCGCGCCTCGACTTCCGCGATGATCTTTTCCGCGAGGTCACGGCACTGCGATCCCGTGCGCCAATGCGCGCGTGACTCGTCGAAAGTGAACCAGCGGCAGCCGGCGCTGATGCGCCAGGTGCCGTCGCGCAGCGGAACGCCAAGAAAGCGATAGCCGCGGAGATCTTCGCCGCCATCGATGAGGGCGGTCAGGCCCGGGTTGTTCACGATCCAGACGTCGGTGGCGCCCGACAGGTCCGGCAGGGCGGTCAGGCCCGGGTTGTTCACGATCCTGACGACGGTGGCGCCCGACAGGTCCGGCAGGGCGGTCAGGCCCGGGTTGTTCTCGA